TTAAAATGAATTATTTTTAAGCATTTGTTCAAATATATCAACGGTATCTTTCTTCATTTTTTTTGTAACATGCGCATAAGTATCCATAGTGGTAGCAATACGGGAATGTCCTAATCTCGTTTGTATCTCTTTAGGTTTAGCATTGTTCTCTAGTAACATTGTTGCGTGGGTATGTCTAAATGAGTGAAAGTTGAAATCAACTCCGGTGAGTTTTCTAACTTTTTCGACATTATACTTTATTGAATTTGGAGTGACAGGCTGACCATTTTCTTTCGTACATATAAAATTACCATCAAAATAGTTTGATCCATAAAAAAGTTTGTTTTCAAGTTGTCTTTTCTTAGAACTTTTCAAAATTTTAATTATACTATCTCCAAGCATAATTGTTCTATAAGAAGATTTAGTTTTTGGAGTTCCTAAATCATATTTTCCGTTTTCAACCCCTAACATAATTCTTTCTACTGTAAGAGTATTTTCTTCGAAATCTATGTCAGTCCATTTAAGTCCACATACTTCAGAACGCCTTAATCCAGTTTGAAAAGAAATCATCATTGGCAAATAGAAGGGGTCACTTTTAGGAACTGCGCTAACAAGTTTTTTAAAATCTTCAATGGAAATAATTTTTAAATCTCCACGGTCCTTCCATTCTTTAATATCATATTTAGGAACTTTTACATATCTAGTTGGATCAATACTTAAATATTGATATGGAAATACAGCCATTGTAAAAGCTTTATTTAGAACGCCTTTTATAATTGATAAAGTTTGCTTAGCGTAACCAGCTTCATATTTTTCTGTCAATAAATCTTGTAGTGTACCAGGTTTGATTGCTTTTAATTTATACATACCAATTGATGGGAAGATATGTTTATCTAAAATGTTTCGATAATTTGATTGCGTATTCTTTTTTAGATTAACCATTACATATTTATCAAACCAAAAATTGAAGTAGTCAGTTACTGAAATGTCAGATAAAGCCATAACATCACCAGACGTTTCATATTCTTTAATGGCATCGCGAAGAGTCTGCAATGCTTCATCTTTAGTTTTTCCAGCGTAACGTTCAATTTGTTTTCTGTCTCCACTAATATAAGCGAGATCAATTCGATAATACCAACTTTTCCCTTTTTTTCTAACCGAACCTTGCATATGAATTCGTCCTTTCGAAGTACGGAATATGATAAAAAAATTCACGTATTTAAGTTTATTTTTATGAATATATGGATTTTAATTAAAAGAATACGAATGTATGTTCTTTTTTACTTTTAAAGAAAAGCCCGAAGGCTAGTCTTTTGAAAAAATTATTCAACATCCATTGACCAAGAAGATCCGTATAAAAATACTTCGAATGGTCCGTCTCCATTTATGTTAAAGTAAACTTGACCAGAATAATTTTTCCCAGGAGCAACATCTTCTAGAACAAAATTATTTGAAGCTACTTCACCTTTTGCTCCTGAACCGTCATAAATCGAAAATTCAGCTGCGTTGACTGTATAGCTGTTTGGCGTATTGTTTTTTACCGTAAAGTCAACAACCACAAAATAAGATCCGGTTGGTTTATTATAATCTGGTTCACTTTCAGCCGTATCTTTTTTTACTGCAGTTAAGGTAACCTCTAAGTCTCCAGAAACATCGTCCATATTAAAATAGTTAGTTTGACCAATTTCTAATGGGGCATTGGATTCAAAACTAGATTCAGAAGAATTATTTTCCGCACTAGTAGAATCGATATTTATATCCTTTGAGACTTCACTACTTGAGTCTGTTACTTTGTTATCATTAACTCCACACCCGATTAATAAAATTCCAATAACTCCCACAAAAGCTAAACTTAAGATTTTTTTCATTTTAAATCTCCTTAATATAAATTTTGAACATATATTTTATTCAAAAAATCACTTTGCTTAACTTTTAGCTATAAAACTATTTACAATAGCAATTAATTCTTTTTCGTGGGAAGAAATTTCTAATGGACCTTCTAAATCATAAGTAGATTTGTTTGTATCATTTAGGACAATTTTAATTCTAGTAGTAGTAGAGTATACATATACACGAACTATCCATTTTCTGATATTATCATCTAGTAAAATGTTAAAGTAACTCCGGTTGTCGCGATAAGTTACTCTTTCTAAAGTAACTGAATCTTTTAACATTAGCTTAACAATAGTATAAGCTTCAAGTTCTTCAGCAGTGGTAACAATTCCATCATCTTCAATTTGAATTTCTTCTTTCACTTCAGAAGTATCTTCCTGAATAGAAGTAGAGGTATTTAACGCAGCACTTAGTTTAGCATTAACTTTTTCAGTAATAAACTGATTGAATCCTTTTTTTATAATAGGAGTAAACTTATCAATAGTTGCTTTAGTTTTGAGTCCATCAAATATTTCACTAACAAAATATTTGATAAATTCATCTGAAGGAGAATCAAGTTGTTCATTTAAAAAAGATTTTAAATTGTTCAAATACTTCAGCTCAGAAGCACTACTGGTAATTGTTTCAATATTAAAGTTATCTTTATGGAACTTCGCAATTTCAGGTATTTGATTTTCTTTTAAGTCTGTTAAATTAATTGTTAAAAAAGGAGTAGAATCCATTTTATTTGGTTCATCAAGATCAGTGAAAAATTTATATTCTTCTCCATTTGTTAAAATCCCGAATCTAGAAGTAGTTGTACCAAAGTATCTAAATAGTTGTGAATCATGTTTCGTTAATTTCTCAGTAATAGATTTAGCTTCTACTAAAATTACTGGAATAGCGTCGAGAACAACTGCATAATCAACTTTTTCCCCTTTTTTGATACCTACATCAGCAGTGAATTCTGGTACAAATTCTGTTGGATTAAATACATCATATCCTAGCAATTGAAAAAATGGCATTATTAAAGAAGTTTTAGTTGCTTCTTCAGTTGCAATATTCCCTTTTAAATTAGTGACTCTAGTGCTTAAAATTTTCAAATCTTCTTTGAATTTTGAAATATCCATTATGTCTCCTTTTTAAACTGTATTTTATTAACATGTTTGTGATATAATATATTTGTAATAGTACTATTTGCTCTAACTAGTCCCCACGACAGGTTAGGGCTTTTTTTATATTCAAAATTAGTTTGGAAAAATTATTTTAAGACTGTCTGCAATTCCAAAAACAAATCTACATCCTTTGTGGTCAAAAATTAAACCATGTGCATCTTTATAATAATTAATTGAACTCCACAAATATTTGGGCGTTATTTCAAGGAATTCAGCTATTTCCCAATATTCCGTTAATCCTAGTTTATAACAAGTAATTAGTTCATCAAGAGAAACCAAGTAACGATATCCGTACTGTCTAGCTCGTTTCTCTTGTTGTTGTTTTTCAATTGTATCTAATATTGATAAGTCGCCTACAGAAGTTTCGTAATGCCCTAACTCTTCAGCAATATTTCCTATTATGTTTTCATATGAATTATTTTTATTATGTAATGTCTGTGTCATTATAAAAGCACCATGTTTATTATGCCCTGAATAATTCATAGCTTTAATTCTTTGGTACATTTTATTGAAATATGTATCACTAATATCCCTATCAACTGATTTTGACTAAAAAGTTACTTCAAACATTCACTGTTCAAAAATATTGAGGAATAAATTTTGGGTGTAAGGCATTTTGAGCATACTTCTCCCTGGATAACTTCCCAGTAAAAAAATCGTTAGATTGTTGGATTAGATCCATTGACTGGCTCGCCTCAGGCGAGCAAAGACCCTGTAGAATTCATTCTGATACACATGATAACTAGATAATTTGAGATAGACTCGTCTACCCGTTTGGACTAATTTCCCAGCAACTTTCAGAAACTTCAATCGAATAGAATGAATGGTCATTCCCTTTTGGACTTCCTCAAAGCCAATCGTTCTTAAGAAGTTGACTAAGTTGTAAGCTATCAAGCTGAGCATCATTCGGACATGATTCTCCAAAAAGCGAGGACTGTCTGTCTTGTCAAAGTAAAAGCCAGCTTTCGCTTCTTTAATGAAGTTCTCCATTGTGCCACGTTTGGCATAGAGAGAAAAGATGGTATCAGGAGAAACATTTTCTGATAGATTCGTCACGATAAACTCATGTCGAAAGAGTAGTTCGCCCGCTTCACGTGTTGAGCGTATACACACGCGACGACTTTGTGACCAGGATTGTGCTTGATAAGTGGTGGAGAAGTACTGAACTTCTCGTTCTTCCCACTTTTGATTATCGCCATAAAGTACTGATTTCTCAGCTATTTGACCTAGTCTACGATTATTCTTCAGTCGAATAACATAATGACTCTTTTTTGATTCACACGAATCATACACACCAGGTGTAGCGAACCCGCTGTCTCCACGAACCAAGATGTCAGTGTTTGGTAGAGAGTGATTATAGTGCTCTAATAAAGGTGTGAGAAACTCCTTTACGCCTTTTGATGTATATTGATTTCCTGAACGTAGTTCAGCTTTTAAGAAGTCACCAGTCAATCCGTCAAAAGCTACCAATGGATGATAACCATAGGTTTGGTAGTGGGTATTATAATCCGTTTGTTCTTGGTGACCAAATGTATCTGAATGGGTCGAATCTAAATCAATGATTAATTCCGTATCATTACGGATGAGGCGTGCTTTATCAATAAGTTCTTGGTTCAAAGCTTGAAGTTCATGGATATTCTCCTCAGATAGTCGATCTAAAAATCGAGAAAGTGAAGATTGAGAAGCGAGTTCTTTCCTATCTAAAACAGCTTTAAACACAGGATCTTGTCTCAGGAGATTAGCTGCAGAATCAGCTGAGTAACCAGCAATTAATTGCATAATGAACTGCTCAAGTATGGATAAGTTGTCATGAGTAAAATATGCTCGTTCGTCTTCAATGTGAATGTGTTGCTTAGCCAGTTCAGAAAAACCGAAGGTGTTCATCAGCTCTTTCACTAGGACGAGACCCGAATCACTCGATAATTGACCACCTGTATGAGAAATAGTGATATTTGAATTGAATTTTACTTGGTTTTTGTGTAAGCTAGTCATTAGAAGAACTCCTTTCTTTTGGTTGGTTTAGTCACTTTAACCATAGCAGAAAGGGGTTCTTTTTTCATCACTTAACGGGTGAAGATGAAAAAGTAATTGTAAGCTGCCGTGAGGCAGTTTCACATGGTTTTAATTAAAAGTATGAATTATTCAGGTTATGCATATCTTTTTTAAAATTGAACTTTAATTCAGAATAGTCATTCATCATTTCTTCTAATCTATTCATTAGACACCTTCTATTTTTTAGATTTCTTAATTAATTCAATATACTTTAAAATATCTTCCATATCTTCTTCTGTTACATCATCATCAATATGTGAAGCTATTAATTTTAGATTGTTATCTTTACTATCAAGTACATTTAAGTCGTTAATTTTTTTTGGAGGTTCTTCATTTTCTAGATATCCTGCTAATTTCATCAAATAATTATAGTCCGTATTATATACTTCAGACAATGTTTTTAGAGTTTCAGGACTAGGTTTAACTTCATTGCCACGTCGACTAACTCCTTTTTCAATGTCAGAAATATATGAATGACTCAATTTATTATTACTTCTTTCTGAAACGCTTCTTAAAGATTCTTTACCTCGTAATGATCTTAAAAATTCGCCTAGTTTGTATGTCATGGTTGTCGCCCCCTAAGTGTATTGTAGTCTATACCTTACAAAAAATAAACGAAAATAATGTAGTACATGGTTGACAAAGTGTAAAACTTGGCGTACAATATGTTTTGTAAGGTAAGAATTACACGAAAGGAAGTGTTTCATATGGTTAATAATTTAAAAAAATCAGACAAGACAGAGGTTTATCCCAAGTCGAATTATCTAAAAAAGCATTAATTTCACGTCCTTATTTATCAGATATTGAAAATGATGTGAGTGTACCAAGTACTCCTATAGCGTTGAGGTTAGCGAGTTCATTATCATGTACAGTCGAAGATATTTTTTTAAACGAAATGTCGTACATGGTTGACGATATAACTTAAACTAAATTCTACCACCACCAACCCCGAACTAAAAGGCAGGAGAGTACGAAAAGGAGGAAACACACATGAATATTATTGAAGAGTTAACACGAAATGTAATCGAAAAAAAAGAACATCTTAAACTGAAACGGATTGCTGAAATTATCGGTAACAACGTTTTAGAAGGAAATAAAACCGCTAGACTACCATTCACATATGATGAAATTGAAGCTTATACAGATCAATTAGAATCATCAAACATTTTAGTATTAGTTGAAGCAGAAACTACTCGAGTAACACTTGACTGGAGGTTAGCTAATTGAGTTCAAAAGTAATTAGCCCTTTTTTAATAGAAGCATCTGGAAGGAAACATATTCAGCAAACACACCTAGCGAGAGAAACACATCGAGCTAAGAGCACCGTCAACGGTTACTTTAACGGTATTCCGACACCTGTAGAAGCTATGGCGGAACTTGCTGCAGTAATAAATGATTCAGAATTAAGCCAACAGCTAGCGCATGAGAGTTTCGGGACTTTACCGAATTTTAGCTCTGATAAGTACGAAGAATCAGCATTTGCGATGGATGTTTTTCAAAGAAAAGAATCAAACGAACGAAAAGCAATGAAAGATCAAGCAGAGCTGGCTTTAACAAAACTCAATCATAAGTTGACTGAAACTGATAAATCGGTACTTGCTGCTTATGTAAATGAATTTTTAGATGAAATATTAATTGAGTTGAAAATAGTATCTCTTATATCAAGAAAAATTGATATTTCAACTAGTCAATTAATCAATAAAAGAGTTCCATATTGGATTAATGAAGATTATTTAAAAAAATGAAAGGAAGGTCAGATAATATGACAAATTATCTTGTAAAGGAAGCAGCAAAAGAATTGAGATGTGGCGAAAATGTAGTAAGAAATTTAATTAAAGATGGGCGAATTCGTGTAATGAAAATGCCAACTCAAATCGTTCCTGATTTTGAACTTGACCGGTTTAGAAAAGAAGTAGTTGCAAGTCAGGAAGATTTATCAAAATATGCTGATTTAAATTTATTTAAAGAAACAAAAGAAAATAATTTAGTAGGGATGGTTAGGTGATGAACGAATTTATCGGTGTAGTTATAGGTGTATTAATTAGCATTTCAGTCATTACTAATTTGCACTTATCTGAAAACAAAGCACATTCGAAAGATGATAGTAAAAAACTTTTAAGTGGGGGTATGATCCATGGAAGAAAAAGTAAAAAATCTAAGAATCAAAATTGATGACTATTTCGGAACTGACGACAAAGAAACAGCTATTTGGTTCTTTTATGGTTTAGGTTTTCCAATAGCATGTGGCGCAATCGTATTTATTGTATCGGTGGTGATATAAATGAAAATTATCAAGGATGAAAAAACGTCTACTGAAATTTATCACACCTGTGAACGATGCGGATTTGACCGAATTAAACATGATCATAAGTTTTGCGGGATTTGTGGATTGCCACAAAAAAAGACCAACCAGGACGGCCATCCCAGTTAGTCGGTTCAGAAAAAATATTGTACTGAAATTATACCACGAAAAGGAGCAAACACACAAATGAATGAAAACAAAGCGAAAATAACTATTGAATTAAATGCTAAAGGCGGACTTAGTGCCCAAATGGAAGGAACTACAGAAGATTTGTTGGCTATGTTAGAACTCGGTATAAGTGAAACCTTGCAAGCTGGTTACTGTTGTGAGGGACATTTTGAATCAAGAAAAGTCGCTCTTCTTATAGCTATTATGGGCATGGAGGTAAAAAAATAATGAAAAAAATTGAATTAATCAAACTAGCGATTCAAAATTTTAAAGGTTTAACGGATTTAGAACTGGATCTTAACGGTGAAAATATGCAGATATTTGCTGATAACGAAGTAGGTAAAACAACTATTTACGACTCATTTTTATGGGTATTATTCAACAAAGATAGTTTAGGTAAAACGGATTTCCAGTGGAAGCCAACTAACATCAAAGAAGATGAAAACGAAGGCAAACAAACTAAAGTATCTGTTTTATTAAGTGTTGATGGTTCGGAAATCGAGTTTTCAAAAACCAGATACGATGCAAAAACTACTAAACGAGGCACTACAGATATCAGTTATACAACAAAAACAAGCTATTCTATCGATGGAATTGAATTGAAAACAGAAAAACAATTCAATGAACGAGTTGCAGAAATCATTGATGAAGCAACATTTAGACGACTTACTAGTGGTAATTATGTTATGGAAGTCATGAAAATGGGTGATAGACGCGCAATGTTGTTCGATTTATTCGGTAATTTATCGGATGAAGAGATTATTAATAGTAAGAAAGAACTCGCTCCATTAATTGGAATTATCGGGAATCATTCAGCTGATGAGGCTACCACTAAAATAAAACAAGAAATTAAAAACCTACAAAAAACGCTTAAAGAAATACCTTCTCAAATTAAAGGGATTCAAAGCATTAAGCCAGATATTGAGGATCTCGATAAAGAAGCATTAACTGCTAGAAAAATTACTGCAGAATCAGATGTTAAGAATGCAGAAGATATATTAATGTCCATTCGTAACGGCTCTGCAGTAACTGAAATAAGAGCTTCACTACAGTTAAAAGTTGCTGAAATTGAAGAAGAAAGAGCAAAATTCAATGCTCGTCAGAATGTCAAATTAGAAGGAATTAGACAAGGTAAGGAAGAGTTAATCAGTAATTATCATGCTGCACAAGATGCGGTTAGAAATGAAGAAACTAGATTGTATGAGCTTAAACAAAATGCAAGCAAAGAACAATACACTTTAGATCAATTAAACAAGGAGCTTGATTCAGTTTCAGTGGAATGGAAAACAATTAATAGTGAAGTTTTCCCTACATTTGATGAACATCAGCTTACTTGTGAATCATGCGGTCAAGAGTTGCAACCAGATAAAATTAAAGAGCACAAAGCGAATTATAAGGCGAAATTAGAAGCATTCAACATTAAAAAAGCTCAACAATTAGAAGCAAATAACGCTAAAGGGTCTGAATTATTTAAAAATGTTGAACAGCAACAAGAAATTGTCACTGATTTAATGAATCGTGCTGAAGATAATAAAGTGTTAGAAAACTTGTTAAATAAGGCTTTTGAAGAAAAGACAAAAGTTTCTGATGTGACTAAGACAATTGAGGAACTTCAAGCAGCGACACCAGATTTTGAAACAACAAAAGATTACGAAAAATTAGTTTCAGAAAAAGAAGCTATTACGGTTGAACTTAAAAAGCTTCAAGAATCTGCTGACATTAAAATGGCAGAGCAAGCAAGTTTTGTAAGTGAACTAAAACAGAAATTGAATACGATCAATGAAGAAATCGCTAAATTTGGTGAAGTTGAACGTCAAGACAACCAAATACAAGCTTTAGCTGATGAAGAAAAGCTTCTAGCAAGTCAAAAAGGAGCATTGGAGCAACAATTATTTTTACTTGAAGAATTTACTAGAACCAAGGTAGCACTGCTAGAGGATTCAATTAATAAGCATTTCGGGTTTGTTAAATGGAAATTATTCGAAGATCAAAAAAATGATGGGCTTAAAGAAATATGCGAGCCGGTAAATGATTTAGGCGTTTACTACTCTAAAGGTTTCAGTACTTCAAGACGTATTAAGGCAGGTTTGGACATTGTGAATACACTTATGAAAAAAGAAGGCCTTTGCGTGCCAGTATTCGTTGATAATGCTGAATCAGTAACAGATATGTATGTTGTAGATACTCAAATTATTGAGCTAATCGTCAGCAAAGGGGATAAAAAGTTAAGAATTGAAAAGGATGGTGCAGCATAATGGGGTACTTAAAAGAAGAAACTGGTTTTACTATTCTCGGTAAAGTACCTGAAGGCGCATGTGAAGTATGTGAAATGAACCATGAACCGAAACAACCGCATAACCAACAAAGCATGGCTTATCAATATAAATTCTATGATGAAAACGGACGGTGGCCAACTTGGGAAGACCCCATGGCCCATTGTAGTGACGAAACTAAAATTATTTGGACCAATGCACTTGAAAAACAGGGAGTAGATATTGGAGGTAAAGAAGATGACAAATGAGTTAAAAAAAACAGAAAATTTTAAGACAGCTTTAGCAAAAATTAACGATGCTTACACACCGATGATTACGGAACAACTGGAAGGTAACGGCCTTCAAATGTCTGATTATAAAAAGCAATGTGTACTGAATGCAATTTCAGCTATTAATACAACTGTTCAAAATGCCGGCTTAGAAATTGGGAATATTGATCAAAGTAATTTAACTCAAATTTTATTAAATGTTGCTTCTTTAGAATTAAACGCAGCTGCTACACCAAGAGAATGTTATTTCATTACTAGAAATGTGAAACAAGGCAAGGGAGATTTACAGAAAACAGTTAAACAAATAGAGCTTGGAATCGAAGGCGATGGAAACGATGCTATTCTTTCTAGGTTCGGACGTAATGTTAAGAAAGTTTATCCGTTCTGGTTAGTCCGTGAGCAAGATACTTTTATCTATCCTCGATATAAAGGGATTGAGTTTACACCGCCTGAATGGGAGCCAACAGGCGAGGGACGAGTTGAACGAATTGTTTATCCGATTGAAATGAATGATGGTTCAGTAGAATTCCATATTACTGAACGAAATGACGTTAAGAAGAACTTATTAGCTCATATGTATAACAATTTAATGTGGGATAAAGATAAAGTTAAGAAAAAACAAGAAATTAAAGCTAAAGCATCCACTAAGACCCTTAATGAAATGCTTGAAGATGAACCACTTTTAACTTTAGGACAAGTAAGCCCAGCGTGGAAAGACCCTCAAAGTTCAGAATCAATGATTATCCGGAAGATGAGAAATAATATTGTTAAAAAAATCCCGAAAGATTTCTCTAATGCATTCGTAGCAATGACTTATCAAGAGCAAACAGATGAAGATTTAAAGGCAGTTCGTCGAGAAGTTGCAGAGGAAGCAAATAAAGAAATCCTAGATTTTGCCGATGTAGAATCAAATCCTGTACAAGCTATTGAAGAAAAATCAGATGTGCCGGTACATGAAGTTATTATTGAAGACAAAAAAGAGGTTGTCGAAGTAGTTCCTACTGAAACAATTGAAGAAAATTCTAAAGAATTAGAACAAAACGAATTAGATTTAGACATGGTGCCACCACATATTTCTGCTAAAGAAGATACTCCACCATGGTTACGATAAAAAGTTATGGATCATCATCGGCTGGTAATTCTTATATTATCAGCTGTGGTGATACAGCACTTATGTTAGAAGCTGGAGTTCATCCTAAAAAAATGATTGGTGTTAACTGGTCCACAATAAAAGGCTGCCTAATCACTCATGAACATGGAGATCATTCGAAATATGCTGATAAGCTCGTTCAAAGTGTTGGATTTGATATCTATTCGAGTGCTGGAACGCTTGAAGCTTTGTCAGTAGCAAGTTATCGTACGAAACGATTAGAAGCCGAGAAAGTGTCTCAAATTGGAGATTGGAAAGTACTTCCTTTCCTAGTTGAACACGATGTATCTGAACCGTTTGGGTTTCTTATACTAGCGCCAGATGGAAGTAAAATAGTTTTTGCAACAGACACGTATTTTGTTAGAAAGAAATTTATCGGAGTTACTCATTTCATGATTGAATGCAACTATGCGTTAGATATTTTAGATCAGAATGTATCAACTGGTCATATAGATAACGGTCGAAGAAAACGCCTTTTAACAAGCCATTTCGAACTAGAAAATGTTAAAACATTCTTGAAATCGAATGATTTAAGTCAAGTAAAAGAAACCTGGTTACTTCATTTAAGCAATCAGAACAGTGATGAGAAAAGATTTAAGCAAGAAATACAAGCAATTACAGGTACACCAGTTTATATAGCTTAATAGGAAGGAGGTAGCCAATTGAATTATTTATCACAGTTACAAGCGTTTAGAGATTACAAGATGTATGAAACTAAATTATCCAGTGGACAAATTGCTTTATGGTACGCATTGATGGAAATAAACAATAAATGTGCATGGATTGAATGGTTTACAGCTGCTAATCAAACGCTTGAAACACTTTCGGGATTATCTAGAGCTGGCATAAATAAAAACAGAAATGTTTTAAAACAGCTAGGCTTGATTGATTTCAAAAGTAACGGTAAAAAAGCTACTTCTTATAAGGTATGTGTACTCTATACGTCAAATAGTATACAAGACAGTACACAACAGAGTATACAACGCAGTGTACAAGGGAGTATACAAGACGGTATACAACAGAGTAGTACATTAACTAAACAGAAACTAAACAAAACAGAAACAAAACATAAACAAGACCAGACGACGACAGCGGATGCGTATTGGCTTAAATTTGTTGAAGTCACAGCAAGCCCTTTTATTCTTGAAAATTTAAGAATGTGGGTAGAGGACTTTAAAGGCAATGACGATATTGTTGTTCATGGTATTGAAACCATGCTTGCTAACAATGTTCGTAGTTATAAGTATCTTGAAACAATCTTGAAAAATTGGGAATCAAAAGGATTTAGCACTAGAGAGGATGTTCTTACTTTTGAGGAACAGCGTAAGCAGAAGAAACAGCCAAACCAAAGTGTTAATCGTAAAGAAACATTGCCGGATTGGGCTAAAGATGACTATGAACCGCCTAAACAAGTGATAGAGCGTACTTCTGACGAAGAATTTTTAAAAGAAATGAGTGAGGATGAATAATGAATTGGTCTGTAGCAATGTTAAAGGTGAATAAGTACAACGATCTGCCAGATTGGGTTGTTGAACCATCTAAAGATAAATTTAAAGCCCTAAAAGCAGAGGGAAAAAGTCCATCTAGCGAAGAAGGCAAAAAGCTATTTAAAAACTTTTTCATTATCGCAAACGTTTGGCTTTATCAAAATAAACTCATTGACTATTTTAATATGAGCGAAGCAATTCGAATGGATGCTGATGAATTTTTAGGAGGTTAGACAAGTGAAATACGAACTAGGCGATAAAGTGAAAATTACTAAGTATTGGCGTAAAAAGACATTACCAGATGGCTTTGAAGATTATTTAAAAGAAAATCAAGAAGAGTTTGCTGGTGGCGGTGTTGAATATAAAAAGTATGAAAAAATAAATGTTGAAGAAATAGGATATATTTCCGGTATTCGTCAACAAAAGATATCTACAACACTTTCGTGGGAACTTGAAGAAGGAATGGACTTTGGAGAGTTTGGAACGGCACCAGACTTCGAAGGCATTAGGCAATTAGATTCAAAACACATTCAAGTCTATCTTGTCGCTACTCGTATGAATTGCTTGAGAAGGGTTAGTTTTGAAGATATTGAATTTTTAGGAGGGAAAGAATGAAAAGGATTCTTAACTACCCTGGTTCAAAATGGAAAATGGCTGACTTTATTATTAGTTTTTTTCCAGAGCATTCAACATATTTAGAGCCATTTACAGGTTCAGGAGCTGTCTTTTTTAATAAAGAACCTTCGAAAGTCGAGACTTTAAACGATTTAGATAGTCGTATTGTTAACTTTTTGAAAATCTGTAGAGATAGACCACAAGAATTGGTTCGAGTTATTCAGTTGACTCCCTTAAGCAGGGAAGAATATTTGTTGAGTTATGAAACTTCTCCGGATCCATTAGAAGATGCTCGGCGTTTAATGATTCGCTGTTGGCAAGCCATTGGCGCTAAGACTAGTGACAAAACTGGATGGCGTGCACTTATTGAATCGAATGGATCTAATACTGCTAAAGAATGGAAAGAAATCTGGCAAAGGATTATAGCCGTAGCTGATAGATTGCGTGATGCACAAATAGAACATCAAGATGCAATCCAGCTGTTAAGCAGATACAACAGAAAAGGCGTTTTAGCTTATGTGGACCCACCTTATTTGTTAGAAACTCGTTCTAAAAGACATTATAAGCATGAATTTACTGATGCAGATCATGAGGCATTACTTGATTGTTTAGTTAATTTTAAAGGGAATATAATCCTATCTGGTTATGAAAGTGAAATGTACAACACATGGTTAAAAGGCTGGCACAAAGAATATTTCAGTACTAATGCTGAAGCAGGAGCAAAACGTGAAGAGGTCCTTTGGATGAATTTTCAACCAGCTGGCCAGATTGATTTAATTGAATTATTGGAGGAATCAGTATGAATAAAAAAGAGGAAACACCAGAAATAGTCACTATTTTTTGGGACAACGTAGAGTGGCATATGAAAAATAAAGGGTTAAGCATGCATGCAGTGTTTGGTTCCAATCAAGGGTTTTATGCTACAAAACCAAATTGTACTTTAAAAAAAGTGCAAGAAATTGCTGGATTATTAAATATTGACGATTACGCTATTTTGTTTGAGAAGGAAGAGGACTTAGAATGGCTAAATTAAATGAGGATCAGCAGATTGCTCTAGATTGGTTAAAAGCTCAGTCAGAAAGTGACAATGGAGACAGCCCTTTAAGTGATATATGGTATATGTGCCACTTGAATAGTGCTTTTAGCATAGAGAAAAAAATTTCAGACTCTTACTCAAAATTAACTAAAATTCAAGAATTTCAAGTATTACAAGCATTTTCGGAATGGGGGTTACGCCAAGATGTCTGAACTAAAAATGAGTGATTGTGAAGTAAAGGTATTAAAAGAATGGAAATCAGCCAAATTAGTTGGTTTTTATCAATGTAGTTACGTAAAGCAATCGATTTTAATTGGAGTGATTGGTGGAGTTATTGCCTATCCAGTAGCATTGGTTTGTGTTGATAGCCATTTTCAAACAGTAGATGCTAATTTAGTTAAGTTGGTGATTGAAGAATGAAAGTGCATGAACTAAAGATTGCTTCTGAATTTTTTGAAGCAGTTAAGGACGGTAGAAAAAAGTTCGAGATTAGAAAGAATGACCGAGATTACAAAGTCGGAGATATTTTAATACTGTTGGAATACGACAAATACTACGAAGCATTCACCGGCGAAAAAATCACAGTCGAAATAATCTACATGACGGATTACGCACAGCAAGATGGTTATGTAGTCCTTGGAATTGATGAAATTTGGGAGGGTGAAGAATAATGATAATGCGTGTGCCAGATACAAACTGGCTTAAATCAATTCATAATCCAGACAAACGAAAATACAACATGGGAGAAAAGGCATTTGCTTGTGTAACTAATCCTTTGTTTTTCGTCACTAAGCAAGGTGAAAAAGTAGTAACAAATGAATGGTTTGTTAATTGCAATAACGAACTAATATACGATATACCGAAAAATAAATGGGTAAATATGGGGATGTATACAGAAAGAAAATCAACTGTTACGACTGATATTTATTATTTTGAAGATTTGGAGGGTTAGCATGGCTAAGACAGAGAAAACTAGGTTTATCGAGCGTGTTTTATGGGCAAATAAAAACGAACAAGGATTGTTTGGCTGCTTCGAGGTCACTATTGGCTGGTTTGGGAAAGAAATTGTTGATTTTATTACCTACAAAACCAACGGAGAATTCAGATGTTACGAGATTAAAGTTAGTAAATCAGATTTTAATAGCAGTGCAAAACTATCCTTTCATGGGGACTTTAATTATTATGTGATGCCGAATGAATTATATGAACAGCTAAAAACTGATGCTTACAACGAATTTAAAGATAGAGAAAATCATGAAGCATTTAAAAATACATTTGATGATCGATTGAAGAATTGGGGAATCGGACTAATAACTGTTAGCGAGAGAGGTTTTTTATTAACTAAAATTAACGCTAAACGAAAGCCTGTTGGCATGGGAACTAGAGGTATCTTGCTGGAAAGTATGACTCGCTCCTTAAATCGTGAAGTCAAAAAGTTTTATAAAGTTAAAGGATATTGGGAGGGTTAGGTTTGAAAGAACTACAAATAGTTAAGTGTGAACTTCCGCTATTCCGTCCATTTTGGCAAATAGGAGACATCGTCAAACTAGATCACTATTTTTCAATAAAGAGCGATGATGAATGGTTAATACTTGATATGAGGTCGCCTTATCAAGAACGGTATCCTCAAAGAGTTGTAGTTTTTTATCTTTGTCAAAACTTAACTCAATCTGCTGAGCAAGCGGGAGTGTTTACATTAACAGATTGGAATAAAAAAAGTAAGAATAAAGTGAGTGATAGTGTTATAGAAATAACATATACAAGCATTTTAGATAAAGATGTCTATAATTTGCCACATGTTGGAAACTTTGGATTTATTGATGGGAAGCCTATAAAGGTGTTAGAAACAATAAGCTCAAAGTTTAATGGGACAGATATAATAAGTGACTTTTATGCTCGGTATGTTGAATTTCTATCTCCAAACGAAGCTAAGTCAAGGTTGTTAGAGAAACGCAAAAGCGAGCTTAAGATGACTGTAATTAGCGCTGTAGACTTCCCGAAAACGAAGTTTAAAAGTAAAGGAGAATAATAATGATAACAGAACAACCAAACGGATTGTATTGCAGATTTTCAACAATAACAGATTGTCCAACTCATTATAATATGACTTTTGATGACTATGTTAAGGTCATTCATGATAGAGGAGATCTTACTTTAGAAGGCGCGCAAAAAGAAGCGCTAGATATTGTTACAAATTACAATTACGATTTTGAAAATACAATTACGATTTTGAAAATACAATGGGCCAATTCGTTCCAAATAATATGACTCAAGAAAAGTTTGATTCAATTTATGTAGAAATGCATGAAGCAGCAAACGAAAAAACTGTAATGGCTTTAACTTAAAAAATAAAAAAGACAGGTTCCCCTGCCTAACTCATAACTATTATAACACGAGGGGGACCATCTTTGGAATTTAAACAAGTAGAATTATCTCAATTAAATGAATTAGAACTGAACAACACAATTATCATTGTCAGCAACGGAATGGTTAAGATGGCCAATTTGCCAGCTTTTGCTGATATTAAGCTAACAACGAATGAAAACAAGGTCACAGTAGTTAAATGCGAGACGAAAACTAAATTTTAAAGTCTGACTAGAAAACTAGAGGACACTTTAACAGCGCTTAGGCGTTTGTTGAAGTGTCCTTTTTTGTTACTTATAAGGAGGAAAACACACATGAAATACGCAGATGAATTAATAAACGAATACACAACTGATTTAAAGCCAATAAAAGCTCTCTACAGTTATTATAGAGATCATAGGAATATTTGTCTTATCTTATTTAAAGAATGTGAAGAGGCCCAAGAATGGGAGCTTTCTGTTGAGTTTAGAAATGATTACCAATACTATAAGGCTCGAGCAAAGGAACTAGGCTCTATTATCTCTAGTAGTGAGTATTCAATACAATGGTTACGTGATGCTAAAGAACCTGGGAATCGTAGAGAAATTGGGAGAAGGTCCAGATATCAACGGACAGAATTATGGGGAGAAATAGAAGGAGTAGCTTTAAAGAATTACAGAGATAGTGATCTAGAAACCTTAACAGATCAAGATAAAAAAGTAATAAAAGAAATTTTAAGTTGCTTGTCTCCTAAAGAGTATGAAGCTTATGTCTCAATTTTTGGAAAAGGAAACAGTTACAAAACAACAGCTGAGTACTTGGGACTAAGCAGAGGAAATATCCAGACATTAATAAGTAGATCTTTAAAAAAATAGATATTTGTGTTACAAAAGGTGTTAACACAAATTTGTTTTGATATACTATGAATTAAAGGAGGATGAGTATGAGCATTAATAAAAGCGTTTTTAATAAATATGATTTAGGTAAAATGTGCGAAAATCTCCACATTGTTTCTATTGGTGATGATATTTCTGATTATGATCGTCAAGTCTCATTTATGCATAAGGATGAAAATTTAGTTAAAATAGAATCGAGTAACGAAAATTTCAATGAAATTATTTTATTATCTGAAGACTTATATATAAATTCTTCTGGATTAAGTAAATTAGTTGCAGTGAGAGATATTATTTCCCAGATTATTAAATCATTTTATGAGTGTAAAAGAAAGGGTAATAATGACTATAAAAGTAAGATTATTCAAGGTTTGAATGATTTAAAAAATTGTTCTAAAAATTATACAGTTTATATTCCATTAAAATTTAAATTAGCAAATAAAATGCTAAGACAAAAATTGGAAATAGTTTCATTTGCAGAAAGTGAGACTATAAGAGACAATTTTGAAACAGTAACATTAGAAATGATTAAAGAAAAAAAGTAGATTTTCTTAAAACGAATATTATTTCAAGTTCGTCCAAAAATGTGATTCAATTAACAGAGGAAAGAATTGAGAATATTGATGATATATTTATCCATTTAAGTCAAAAGAGCTTAAAGGTGCCAAAAAAAATAAATATGAATTTTTATATCCATACTTTTGTGCAGTTATTCCAAATGATTCTGGAGGATATTCAGAATCGATTGTGTCTGGTGTAGAAGGTAGGAAAAATGATAACTATTATAATATTATTGTTGACAACATTAGGCACTCTCCAGAATATCTTGCCTATTTAATTTCGTTGGAAGACAACTATTTTAATGGAGGGGGTTCTGAAATTGAAAACAGACTATTTCTTTCGTTAAAATGGCTAAGTAAAGCATTTAAAGAGGAAAATAGTAGCATGAAGATAGCCTTTTCTATTATTGCACTAGAAGCAATTTTTCAAAATCATAAAAATACAAATCAGATTGCAGATCGGATCGCTATCTTAACATCTAAATTAATTAGTGATGACAGAGAAGAGCAAACTAAAATTATAAAGAAAATTAAAAATTTGTATGATAATCGTTCTAGAATAGTGCATGGGAGAGATTTAGCGGAATTTGCTAATAGCGATTTCTATTACATTAGTGAATTAATTTCTATTATTATAAGTAAATTTTACAGTTCAAAAGATTTGGAAAAAATTAATACATTAGCTGAATTAGAAGGATATTTATAAAATATTCAGAAAGTTTGTGGTACAGTTGCCACCAATAAGTGAAGGGTAAATTATTCTTCACATTCGTGTGTTTTTCCTCCTTGCTCTCACGGTTGTGCGTGAGAGTCACATATGCCGAAGAAATTTGGCATATTAAAGTATTCTGAGATACTTTGATATTGTTTCTGAGAAATAATTGATTGGCTTCAACTCTTTGTACGGAGGTTAGATCATTATTATATAATCTTTATTGTTATTTTTATATTTTATTGGTATAATGTAAATTGTTGAGATAGGAGATGGAAAAATGGAATTTATTATGGAAACTCCCATTAATATTGATGAGTTGGTAAGAAAAGCGGGCGATTTAAATGAATGGGAAAATCGTTTATCTGCTGTGCATGAGTTAGGAAAATATGATTGCCAGCAATCAAGAGATGTTCTAGTAAGATTAGCGTTACACGATAAAGTCTTTGGTGTTAAAGAAGCAGCATTTCGATATGCTCAAGGTTTGGGAATATATAAAAATGGAAAACCATTAACATTAGGAAAAAAAGTATCAGTTATTCCACTAAAGAAGTCAATAAAGCTTTTGCAAGAGCAAAAAAAGAAGCTCACTTAGATGATTTTAATTTAGAAGTATTTAAAGAAAAATTGAAAAGTATTCAACCGGAAATGTACAATGTAATGGAATACGAAAAGAAAGTAAAGTTTGATGAATGGATTACTAATATTTATAAAAGCTTACCAAAAAATTAAAATATTGTTAAAAGGCTTCGTTTTATGGGGTCTTTTTATTTTGCTCTAAATACATAAAAAAATTGCATTGATTTAAAAAAATTATGGCATAGAAGTCAATAGATTCTCGGGATTTCGAAAAGTACGGTGCAAAGTTATGTTAATCGTGCACAGCAAAAACTTAATAATCAAGTTAGGTATGGATCACAAAGTTTTCTCTTTGATATATTGACTTGTTTCAATTAATGTATAATAATTAAGGTATTGTATAAAGGAGGTATTTAATGAGTAATAGTGATGGGGATGAAATTTTTGAAGTTGAAGAAATTGAGGAAAGTAGTTATGCAGAGGTCGATAAAAAAGATTTAAAGGGAGTTCAAAAATATAAAATAAAAGCGGAAGAATTTCTTCTGGATAAACATATAATTGTAATAGTGTGTTTGGTAGCTATTGCTGTTGTTGAATTTTTATTAATTAATAATAAAAGTAAGTTGCTTAGAATGATTTTCTTAAACAAAGATAATGAATTTCAATGGTTAGCTGGTACCGCAATAGCTGCAATATTTACATTTCTGTTTACTACTGTAATTACTGTGAGAAAAAATAAAGCTGACTTAGTGGCAAAATCAAGAATTGAATGGATTCAAGAAGTCAAAAAAATAATGTCTGTTTTTTTGAAAGATGTTCATTATTATCCATTTGCTTATAATGATTATAAAAATTCTGAATTAGAGATTGAAAAATGCTATTTAAAACTTTACGAATTTAATATTAAGCTTGAAAATCATGAATCAAAGTTTTGTAAACCTAAATCAAAAAAAGAAAGGATTAAAATAAAGACAGAAATTAAAAAATTAGAAATTAGAATTAAAGAATTAGACACAAACTTTAAAAAATCAAAAATTAAAGTTAATGAATTAGCAAGAAAAATTGAAGAAAATCAATATTTATTACTTTTACATTTAAGTGATAATCCAGATAACAAACAAATAAATGATTGTATTGTGAAATGTACAGCATGGGTTAATAGTATGCCTGAAATCTGGGGATATTACAATACTATACCAGTAACTAATCTATTGAAAGTTTCAAGAGACTACTTTAAAAAAGAATGGAATAAATCTAAAAAAGGTAAGTAAGTTTTGCCATACGAAAGCCACAAATAAGTGAAGGGTAAATTATTCTTCACATTCGTGTGTTTTCCCTCCTGACTCTCATGGTTGTGCGTGAGAGTTAAATATGTAGAAGAAATTTGGTATGATAGTGAAAAGGAGTGATAAAACATGGAACAAGGAGTTAATTATTATGAACTAAAATGTAACGGCTGTGCGAAAGAATTTACAGGGTATAAAGTTAATGAAATTAGTAGAAGTAGTATTAATAATAGCCTTTATACAGTTACAAAATTTTTTAGACCAGAAAACCAGGAGGTTGCACTAAATTTCGAAAGTAATGGAGTGTTGCATTTTGAATGTCCAGATTGTAAAAAAATAGTTAAACGTGAAAAATAGGGCCTTTCGAGGTCTTTTTATTTTGCTCTAAATACATAAATCGCTTAACGGTGATTACAAAAAAATTCAAAGAGAGGTGAATAGATTTGAGATGATATTTTTAGTTATATAAATTGTTTGTTTTAATTGTTATAATCAAAACAAACAGTTAAAAGGAGAAACAATGGAAAAATATTTTTTAGGAAATAATAGAAACAACTCTATTTATGGTGAAATTAATGAAAAAGAATATCGCACATTTTTAAAATTTTATACACTATACAAAAGATATGAAAATTTTTGCCAAGCTTTTTTAGTTAGTAATGATTCAAAAATTGAATATGAGGATTTAAAAAAAAGTGTTGAGCTAGAAAAAAATGTTGATTTGGATAAATTACATGTTATTGCTATTGGTGTTGTAACAAGATATGTTTTAACAAATCGCATGGCAGTGGATAATGCTAAGGCATATTATAACGAATGCAGTTTAAATAATAGTTTTTTAATAGATAAAGAAAAAAACAATCAAAGTTTTGCTATTTTCAAAATATTACGAAATTATGCTCAACATTACTCTATACCCATATCTAATACGACTGTTGCTCTAAATATATTAACAAATACAAGTAAAGTTGAGTTTTCTATTTCAAAGGAAGAAATTTTACAGAATAATTTTAGAGGAAAGGATAGGGAGTACATTGTGACAAGTTTTCCAGAAACAATTATTTTTGAAGAAATAACTGAAGAATGTAATAGAGTTATGGATGAATTATTTTTGGATATTACTGAAAAAACAAAAATTAAAGTAAAGAAAAGATTTATTAAATTGTTAAAAAATAGGATACAAATATTTACAAGAGAACATGACGGTAGAACAATTAATGCTCTTTTTGTAAAGAAAGAGGGTGATCCTACAAAGGTTTATTGTTTTGATGAAAAAATATTTTTTGGATTTATTACGATGTTATCGAGTAGATTTTCTGAAGTTTGATAAAAAAATTAGTTACAGATTTATTGTTTATTATAAAAGATGCATAATTGAGCATCTTTTTTTATTTTAATTTGATTACATTATTTAAAGAGAAAGGGTGGTATTGATGACAAAGGAATTATCAGATGTTACAAGACAAAAGTATGATCTATTTGTTGCTGCTTATATTCGTTGTTTCAATGCCACTAAGGCAGCCGTTGAAACTGGTTATAAAGCAAGTAACGCTAAGAATCAGGGAAGCAACATGCTTACTTATCCCTACATTAAAGAAAAAATCAATGTTGAACTTGGAAGGTTGCGCCAACGCTTTGCTGACGAGGGTAACAGGGCTTTTGCTGACCTGTTGAATATTCTATCAGATTTAGATTTAAAACTCCGTAGGCACGACGAGGCGGAGCTGAAAATCAATAAATATGAGAATGAGCTTATTAAAGAGAATAATGCATATAGTCTCTTGAGCAGGGAAATAGAAAAACTAGCTCGTAAGCTAAAAGCTATTGATGGCCGTAAGAAAGATAGTAAAGAAGAGAAAAAGATCTTGCTTATTGAAATGGAAGAAAAGCAAGATGAATTGTTCAAAATGCAATTAGACTTGTATTCAAAAAGAAAAAAGGTTGAAATAGAGTATAGCAATATATTGAAGCCGGCACAATGGGAGAAAATGCTTTCTCTTAAAGCAGATGTACTTCAAGATATACTTGATAGAGGTGGATTTAAACCACCTGACAAGGTAGAACATAGTGGTCATTTAGGCATACCTGTTAATCCAGAACTAACTAAATTAACGAAAAAGGAGCTAGAAGTCATTGCTAAGCAATTTAGAGATGGAAACACTAGCTAGGCAAGCGGAAAGCGTGCTAAATCAAAACTATTTTGACCACTATGTCAAATTTACACACAACGGACAATATGAACACTTTAGACATACAAAACTTGTATGTAAATACTTGCAACGCATTGCAGATGGGGAACAGCTCGCACTTATGATTGAAATGCCACCTCGGCATGGAAAATCAATGACAGTGACAGAGTCGTTTCCTTCTTTTTATTTAGGTAAGAATCCTGAGAAGCGAGTTATTACTGCTTCTTATTCAGATAGTTTAGCTAAAAAGTTTGGTAGAAAGAATAAAGATAAGTTTAAAGAATTTGCTGGACCACTAAATAATTTAGAGTTATCTAAAACTAATGCTGCCGTTAAAGACTGGGGTATTGAAGGTCATTCAGGTGGAATGCTTTCAACTGGTGTAGGCGGCTCTATTACTGGTCATGGTGCAGATTTAATGATTATTGATGATCCAATTAAGAACCAACAAGATGCATCATCTGAAACAATTAGAGAGAAAATTTGGGATGAATGGGAGTCTACACTGTCAACACGTTTGCATGGTGGCGCTTCGGTTATCGTTGTAATGACTCGCTGGCACGAAGATGATATTATTGGTCGTTTATTAAAACAAGGCGCTCGTCCTTGGATTCGTTTGAGACTACCTGCAGTCGCAGAAGATGAAACAGATTTACTTCACCGAAAAATTGGTGAGGTTCTTTGTCCTGAACTTGGTTATGACGAGAAGTGGGCTAAACAGAAGCAAAAAGAAGTAGGATCAAGAACGTGGTCTTCCTTGTATCAACAACGCCCAACTCCTGCTGGAGGAAGCATATTTAAACGTAAATGGGTTAAGTATTATGTGCCAAGTCGAGAAGTAAAAGACAGATTGAATTTATCGGATGAAACGATCATTCTTACATGGGATTATCTGGCAGGTGCTGCTAGGATGCCTAAAACAGTATTAAAAGGCCAAGAAGCAGGAACTTTAACAGGCGCTCAATATGATGTAATGAACTATTATTCTCGGATAGCCTCAATGCAAGAGAATTCAATGCGACCACAGCTAGAATATCTTGTTAGACTATTGATGTGGTGTGAAGATGAGTGCGGTGGTCGAATAGATCCCGATTCAATCGAATGGTCTATTGAATTTAATCCACTTTGGAGTGTTGATAGCAAAACAGATGCTGAGATTCGTAAACTTACAGCTGAATCGGATAAAATTTATATTGAGAGTGGTGTGCTGGATCCTTCAGATGTTCAAGAAGCAAGGTTTGGTCGTTTTGGTGTTACAGAAACTAGCAAGTTCAATGCAGATTCAGCAACTGATATTGATAAGTTAGCCGAATCTGTTTATAAAAAATACAAGGAAAATCGAGCAGATGGCTAGGATACCTCGTACTAGATACCCGTTGAACATCGAACAAAGTTATGCTAAAAACATAAATAAATTAGTAAGTGAACTTGATTCTCTTATTTTGTACGAGTTTGATAAAATAATTAACCCTTTAATAGATGATGAAAGAATGACTAAAGACTCAATTATTAGTGATTCTTTTTTTGATGTTGCTAAAAAAGCAATTGAGAAAATAAAATTCCTATCATTAGGTGCTTTTAATAGTAATGATATTAATAAGGTTTCTACCTGAATAATTCATACTTTTAATTAAAACCATGTGAAACTGCCTCACGGCAGCTTACAATTACTTTTTCATCTTCACCCGTTAAGTGATGAAAAAAGAACCCCTTTCTGCTATGGTTAAAGTGACTAAACCAACCAAAAGAAAGGAGTTCTTCTAATGACTAGCTTACACAAAAACCAAGTAAAATTCAATTCAAATATCACTATTTCTCATACAGGTGGTCAATTATCGAGTGATTCGGGTCTCGTCCTAGTGAAAGAGCTGATGAACACCTTCGGTTTTTCTGAACTGGCTAAGCAACACATTCACATTGAAGACGAACGAGCATATTTTACTCATGACAACTTATCCATACTTGAGCAGTTCATTATGCAATTAATTGCTGGTTACTCAGCTGATTCTGCAGCTAATCTCCTGAGACAAGATCCTGTGTTTAAAGCTGTTTTAGATAGGAAAGAACTCGCTTCTCAATCTTCACTTTCTCGATTTTTAGATCGACTATCTGAGGAGAATATCCATGAACTTCAAGCTTTGAACCAAGAACTTATTGATAAAGCACGCCTCATCCGTAATGATACGGAATTAATCATTGATTTAGATTCGACCCATTCAGATACATTTGGTCACCAAGAACAAACGGATTATAATACCCACTACCAAACCTATGGTTATCATCCATTGGTAGCTTTTGACGGATTGACTGGTGACTTCTTAAAAGCTGAACTACGTTCAGGAAATCAATATACATCAAAAGGCGTAAAGGAGTTTCTCACACCTTTATTAGAGCACTATAATCACTCTCTACCAAACACTGACATCTTGGTTCGTGGAGACAGCGGGTTCGCTACACCTGGTGTGTATGATTCGTGTGAATCAAAAAAGAGTCATTATGTTATTCGACTGAAGAATAATCGTAGACTAGGTCAAATAGCTGAGAAATCAGTACTTTATGGCGATAATCAAAAGTGGGAAGAACGAGAAGTTCAGTACTTCTCCACCACTTATCAAGCACAATCCTGGTCACAAAGTCGTCGCGTGTGTATACGCTCAACACGTGAAGCGGGCGAACTACTCTTTCGACATGAGTTTATCGTGACGAATCTATCAGAAAATGTTTCTCCTGATACCATCTTTTCTCTCTATGCCAAACGTGGCACAATGGAGAACTTCATTAAAGAAGCGAAAGCTGGCTTTTACTTTGACAAGACAGACAGTCCTCGCTTTTTGGAGAATCATGTCCGAATGATGCTCAGCTTGATAGCTTACAACTTAGTCAACTTCTTAAGAACGATTGGCTTTGAGGAAGTCCAAAAGGGAATGACCATTCATTCTATTCGATTGAAGTTTCTGAAAGTTGCTGGGAAATTAGTCCAAACGGGTAGACGAGTCTATCTCAAATTATCTAGTTATCATGTGTATCAGAATGAATTCTACAGGGTCTTTGCTCGCCTGAGGCGAGCCAGTCAATGGATCTAATCCAACAATCTAACGATTTTTTTACTGGGAAGTTATCCAGGGAGAAGTATGCTCAAAATGCCTTACACCCAAAATTTATTCCTCAATATTTTTGAACAGTGAATGTTTGAAGTAACTTTTTAGTCAAAATCAGTTGATAGGGATATTAGTGATACATATTTCAATAAAATGTACCAAAGAATTAAAGCTATGAATTATTCAGGTTTCTACAAAGTATATTAATTCGTTAAATAGGCAAATAAAAGTAATTTGAATAGTCAATTAAAAACAAAAGGTGTCAATCCTTTAGATTCTGAACCTTGGTTAAAAGAATATTCCAATTCAAAAATAGCTGAAAATGTCAGCTATATAACAAACATCCGAGATGAATATTCTTCTAAAATAGAACAAATAATCTATCGAGGAGTGACAAATGGTCAATCTTCTGCAGAAATGCGTGAAGAGCTGGTTAATCAATCTGGTATAGCTAGAAAAAAAGCCGATTTTATTGCGCGAGATCAAACGGGTTCAATATTAGGTCAAATGACAGCTAAGAGACATGAAAAATCTGGAATTCGAGCATTTAGGTGGAGTGATAGCGGAGACTCTAAAGTTAGAGATTCACATCATGAACGAGATGGTAAAATTTATTATTATGCTGACAATCCTTTATTGCCAGGTGAAGAATACAACTGCAGATGTGTAGCAGAGCCTATTTTTGATGATGAGCTAGCTCAAATTGAAGCAGAACAGGCCTTAAATGAGCTAACTGAAAATGAAGAGTATGCAATTAACACTTATATTAGTTCGGAAGCCTATCGTATAAATGATAAGCTTAGAAATGGTTATGATTTAGATGAGAAGGACTCAAAACTTCTTAAAGAATTAGATAGTGCTCTTAGTAAGATGGATAAATTTGAAGGTGATTTAAATCGATCATACAATTTCAGGTCACAAGATGATTTAATAAGCTTTGTTAATTCTTTAGAAATTGGAAAAAGAAAAACATTTGATGAGTATATTTCAACATCTATTGATATTTACGACTCAAATAATCAGTTGCTCCTAATCATTAAAAATGCTAAAAATGGTAGAAATATAAGTCATATTAACGAAAATGAACTTGAAGTCTTGTATGAAAGAGGTTCTGAGTTTATAGTTAAAGAAAGATATCGTCTTGAAACTGGTGTCTTAGTAATTGAGCTGGAGGAATTTTATGACTAAGAATTATAAACCATACGAACATCCGAGATGGAAAGATAATCCATTAGGTCGGACAACCGGTTTTGTTCCTGAACAACTTTCTAAAGAAGAACAGAAAGAGCGTGACCGTAAAGAAAAAGAGTTTATGGATGGCGTTAATGATCTTGCTAAAATTCTTAAAAAAAATGATTAGGACCTGCTAATTTAGCTAGGTCTATTTTTGTGCCTTAAATTTGAAAGGTGGTGAGGGTATGGGAAAACAGAAAAAAGAAGCAGTTCAAGAAGCTGAATCAGCAAATACAGTGGAGGTTAAGCCAGTTAAAGCTATAAAGACTCCATCAACTGAATTTATGGAGACTAAGCCAGCAATTCATATTGTAGCTGATGGAGAAACACTTTATTCGATTGCTACAAAGCATGGCATAACGGTAGGATTGCTAAAGGAATTGAATTTCAATGACACAAATCCAAATGTCTATGTTGGCCAACAATTAAAATTAATGGGATAGGGGGCTAAATCTGATGGGACGTGTTAACCTCTATGACAAAGCACTGATTGAAGATTTTAGCGAAACTGATGAGGGCTATCTTACTGTCAAAGCTCCAATCACTAGACCTGGTGTGTTTCCTTATTTAACTAAAGATGGAGCTGTAGAAATGCAGGCGAAGTTGCCAGAAGAGTTGTTTTCTGATAAAACAATTAAATCTGCAAATGCTAAACCAGTTACAGATGACCATCCACATGAGGCAGTTACTGCGAAGAATTTCACAAAATACTCAAAAGGTATGACTCATACTGATGCAAGGGTTGAAAATAATACTTTAGTAGTGTCATTTACTGTCACAGATTCTGCTACAATTCAAAAAATTAAGGCTGGGAAACGTGAATTGTCAATTGGTTTTAGTGCTGATGTCAAAGACGAAAAAGGGAATTATAGCGGTATGAACTATGATTCTGTTCAAAGAAATATGCAAGTTAATCATCTAGCGATAGTTGATAAAGGTCGGGCGGGTCCAGAGGTTGCAATCCTCAATGATTCTGTCGATTTTGTCATGGATTCAAAAAAAATAAACAAAATGGAGGTAATAAAATGCCACAAATTATTATTGATGGTTCCGAGTTTGAAGTAGACACAGCTGTTAAATCAAAATTTGACGCTTTATCTGCACAGGCAGATGCTGCTGAAACTAAAGCAAAAGGATTAGATGCGTTGCAGGGGGAACGTGATGCATTAAAAGAAAAACTAGATGCTAAAGAGGCAGAGATTACTGAGCTTAAGAAAAATCAAGTAAACGAAGACGAGATGGATTCACGTATTCAAGCACGGATTGAATTAGTTGAAAAAGCTAAACCTATTCTTGGTGATTCTTTTGAATTTACTGGTAAATCAGATCGTGTGGTTAAAGAAGCAGCTATCTTAGAAACAAAAAAGATTTTAAGGCTGATGGGAAATCAGATGATTATATTGATGCATTCTTTGACTCAATGACTGAACTAGTTGCTGATAAAGGATTCACTCACGGAGTTAATTTCTCTGATGCTAAAGATAAAGAAAAGGCTGCAGATGAAGAAATTAATCAAAAGAAACAAAATCGCTTAAATATGAATAAGAAGGGAGAAAAATAATCATGACAATTCCATACCCACAAAAGTATATGTCTCCAGAGTTAGGTATTGGCAAGTTAGCCAACTATCAAAATACGCAAGCTGATTCCAAAGCAGTTGGTACGAATAGCATTAAATTTGGGCAAGCTGTTCAAGTTAATGAAAGCATTGCAGCACCTTATACTACTGGTAATTTCTTTGGTGTTGCTCTTGCTAAGAATTATGTTGACGAAATCAAATTCAATGATGATAAAAAAACAGGAGAATATCGTCAAGGTGAGATGGTAGCAGTTTTACGAAAAGGATCTATCTGGGTTCAAGTAGATGATGATGTCAAAGAAGGCGAGTACGCTAGTTTTAAGGCGACTGGTAACTTTGGTGCTGTTTCTACAGCAGAAGACTCAACAGATAAGCCAATTGGTATTTTTCAAACAAGTACACAAGCAGGCGGCTTAGCAATTTTACAAATTAACTTACCTTAAAAAGGAGGAATAAATAAATGTCAAATCAACCAACAGCAACATTAGAAGCACGTGATCTACAAGCAATTGATAAAGTGCTTTATGAGGCACCAAAAGAGGAGCTTGTCGCACGATCAATTTTTAATATTAAAACAGATATTCATCCAGGTGCTGAAACATACGGTTATAACGTAATGACTCGTAGTGGTGCAGCCAAAATCATTGCTAACGGAGCAGATGATCTTCCACTAGTAGATACGGATTTACAAAGATTTCAACAACCTATTTACACAATTGCAGCAGGGATTAGAATTAGTGTTCAAGAATTACGTCAAGCACAATTAGTTGGACAATCTGTAGATGCGACTAAAACAGAAACAGCTCGACGTGCTATTGCAGAAAAAGAAAATAGTATTATTTTCACAGGTGATCCAAAAGTTAATGTTAAAGGGATCGCTAATGCTGACGGTATTCAAGTTGTTAACGTTTCAAAAACATGGAAAACAGCAACAAGTGATGAAATTGTGGAACAAGTACGAACTACTCGGGCAAAAATTACCGTTATTCCAGGGTATCGTACAGCATCGCTTAAAATGCTAGTCTCTTCAACTCAATACGAAGAACTAAATCGTCGTTATAGCGATTTTGATTCACGTACAATCTTAAAAGTTATTGAAGAAAACCAATGGTTTGAGTCAATTATTCCTGTTTCTGATTTAGATAAAGCAGGTACAAATAAAACGGACTGTTTTATTATTATGGATACTCGTTCATCAACTTGTGAAATTTTATTGCCTATGGATGTTGTACGTTTTGAACAAGAATGGGCTTATCCAAACTGGAAAGTACCATTTGAAGAGCGTTGCGGTGGTGCGTTAATCCGTACACCGTATGCAATTGTTCGAGCAGACGGAATTTAAAAACAAGGAGGGAAAACATATGTTAATAAAAAATAAAGGGAAATATATTCGTCATTTTGGAAGTGTTATGGTTATTCCAGGAGGAAACGAATTGAACGAAGAACAGGAAAAAGAATTCTCAAAAGAAATGAAACAGCCTTTAAATGCTGTCTTATTAGATAAAGAAATATTTGTTGTAGGAGGGCTTAGCACTTCTAGTTTTATTGATTTAAATAAGGAGGAAGCCTTAGAACTAATCAGTGATACGTTTGATTTAGCTTTGTTAAGTAAATTTGCTGAGGAAGAAAAAGGTAAAGGAAATAAGGCTCGTACATCATTAATCAGTGTGATTGAAAATCAAATTGAATCAATTAAAAACCCTCCTGAAGACTCTGTTGTTAAAACGGAAGATTAGGAGGTTTTTAATATGCCTGAAACTACAGTTGAAAAGGTGAAACTTACTGCTAAAGAAGTGGCCAGTCTAGGTGATGAGGCAATTAAATTATTTATCAGTGATTCATGGAATGAAATTAAAAAAAGAAATTTCCAAAAGATATGGAAGAGCAAGCTAATCGTTATTTAGCCTGTCATTTGGCTGTTTTGAATAATCAAAATACGAAATCAGAACAGATTGGATCACTGAAAAAAGAATATTCTGGCTTCCACTCAACTTATACTGACTTAAAAAGAACGGTGTATGGTCAAGAATATGCTCGTTTGTTGAAAGAATATACAAAAGGTAATAATGGTATTAGCTTGGTGGTGGTTTAATGAAAGTCACTGATGATTTTTCTGGTATGGACCATATTCGACAGGAGTTAGATAAGTTAAATAGTCAAAGTCTCCAAATTGGCATATTTGGTGAAGATGATTCTTTTATGGCTATGATTGCTGGTGTTAATGAATTTGGAGCTACAATCAGGCCAAAAAAACAGTATCTTACAATTCCAACTAAAGAAGCTATTGGTCGTTCAGCAAGAGATATACCAGGTCTTTTCAAACCTAAAGGTAAAAAGATTTTAGCAATATCTGATGGAAACAAAGGACTAAAAGTTATGTTTTATCTTGTTAAAGAGGTGAACATTCCGGAGCGTTCTTTTTTAAGGTCAACTTTTGACGAAAAAGAAGGAGAATGGCAAGAATTCTTTGCGAATCAAATTGATAGTTTGATTTCAGGAAGTGCAACAGCCAACTCAATTTATAGTCAGTTAGGTGCTAGGATAGCTAGCGATATACAGAAGAAAATAAAAGAAACTTCAAAGCCATCAAATGCAGCTGCTACAGTTGCAAATAAAGGGACTAATAACCCTTTAATTAATACTGGACGGCTAAGGCAGTCAGTTACTTGGAAGGTGGTTTAATCAATGGAAAGAATGCTATTTGCTTCAATTGTAGAAGGGTATTCAGTTCCTTTTCAACTTATAGTTCCGACAGATGAAAAAAGTGGTCACTATGTATCTGGAGAATGGGTTCGTGATGATAAACTACCAATAGAAAAAAATGGAGCAATTCTTCCTTTAAAAGATAGTTCTATTTTTAGAAGTGGTGGCACATTGACTGAGAATGACCGTCAGCTTTTTATTGCAGAATCTGTTCCTCTTGGTTCGATTGCAATTGATGGTTCTAACCAGTACAAAGTTATTAGCGTAGAACCCTTTTTGGAACACTATGCAGACGTTAACGTTTATTATCTAAAGGCGGTGAACAAAGTTGGAAACTACCTATGATTACAAGGAACTGATTGATTTTCTGATTGAGTCCGTTTCATTATTTTCTGGTAAAGAGCTAATCGAAAGTAACACAATTGGTGATATTCCTGATTATCCATATTGCGCTTATACAATCATTTCACCTTATATCTCCATCACGAGTGATATCGTCACTGGGGAGCAATTTGAGTGTGTTGTATCATTGACGTGGCATTGTTTATCAGGTTTAGAAGCTTTATCACTTACTGCTAAAACGAACAAATATTTTAGAACTTTTGAAGCAAAACAGCGTCTTGAAGAAAAAAATATTATTTTTGTTAGTTGTTCTAGTAGTGGCCAAAGAGATAACTTTTTAAGTATCGAATATGAGCGTTTAGCTGGATGTGATTTAAGATTTAGACTAACAGATAGCTATAAAGATGATGAATTAGAAATAGAAAATATAGAATTATAGGAGGGAATAAAATAATGGTAGAAGCAATTACAGATGTAACAGTATCCATTAATGTTCAACAACCACAACCTAAAATTGGTTTAGGTATTCCAGCTATTTTCGCTGTTGGGATTGAACAAACGTTTAAAGAATATTCTAGTTTGGATGGGTTGGTTAAAGACTTTGGGGAAAATACCACAGTTTATAAAAAAGCTAAAGCAGTGTTTGCCCAAGTAAATATGCCTAAAAATATCGTTGTTATCACATATAAGGAAGAAGATTCTGCACCAGATCGTCTTGGAACTTCTGGTAATATTGTAAAAGCAGCGGAGGAATACTTTTTTGAAAATTGGCATTTTGCTTTACTTGCAGAATTTGAATCAGATACGGGCTTAGCATTAAGCAATTTTATCGAAGAACAAAAATTCAAGTTTTTAGTATTACAAGTTGCTAAAGCGAGTGATTTAACACCTTTTGCTAAAAATTCACTGACCATTGGATTGGTCCATACTTTAGCAGAAGAATATTTGGATGCTGCGTTAATTGGGAATACTGCTAATTTAACCGTTGGATCCGTAACATGGAAGGGACGTCCGAATTTAATTGGAATTACAGCGCAAAAATTAATGGTTTCAAATCTTGAAGAAATTCATAAAGCTGGTGGTTTAGCCTATGTTGAAAAAGCTGGAATCCCTCAAACTTCAGAAGGTAAAACGATTAGTGGTGAATTTATTGACTCACTTCATGGAGATCATTGGATTAAATCAAATATTGAATCGCGTTTACAACGTCTCTTATCTAATACTGATAAAATCACTTTTGATTCAAACGGTATTGCGTTACTTCGTAATGAATTAACAACAGTATTCGAGGAAGCGTTCAGTAACGGTATTATTGATGTTGTCGATGAAACCGGAAACGGAAATTATTCAATTACAGCATTACAACGTACTGATTTAAAACCAGAAGATATTGCAGCACGAAATTACAAAGGACTTTCATTCACTTACAAACGATCTGGAGCAATCCATTCTGTTGATGTAAGTGGAACAATTGAAGTTTAAAAAAGGAGGAAATTAATCTATGGAAGATATGTTAACCTATGATGCCCGTGCGGTATCAATAATTGTAGATAGTATTAATCTGTTTGGATTTGGTGACGGAGATATGGTTACCTGTTCGAAAGATGCTAATAATGCCGAGATTAAGGTCGATGCACAAGGACAAGCATCAGCTGCTATTAATAATGACAATTTAGGAACGATTAAAATTGAGTTGGCTCAAACGTCGCCGTGCTACCCTAAAATGATGGCAATTGCTAACGAGAAGAAAATTGTTCCGGTTCGAGTAGTTAATGGAACAGAAGTCATTGGTGGATCTAAAGCGATCATTGAGAAGCTGCCAGATGCTGGATTCGGTAAGTCAGTCGGTGCTCGTTCATTCAGTTTTAAAGTCTTAGATTATAAGCATACAGTCGATTAAGCACTCTCTTAAAAGAGTGCTTTTTATGTTAATAAAAATTAGGAGGAAAATATCATGACAGAAAAAACTAAAACAATTAAAGCGGTAGAAGCTAAAAATTCAATTCCCGAGGAAGAAAAAACACCACTTAAAAAATTTGGTAAACAAGAAACAGTTACAGTTGAAGGTGTGGAATATAAGTTTCAGTTCCCTGGTATTCGCAAGGCGCAACAAATTCTTGATGGGTCAAAAATGTTAAATGGTGTAATCAGTGATGAAGCCTATAATCACCAGTTGATGGAAATTGTTATCATTGAACCAAAAACGAATTGGGATTATTGGGATGAAAATGCTGGATATCGTGAGGTTATGGCATTAGCTGATAACTTTCTTGGGAGATTGTTCAACTAGTCCTGACAGCCGGAAAATTGAGAGAGAAGTCAATAAAGATTATGGTTATTGGCTTCCTGTAATTGCAGGTATAGCAAATAAAGAAGAAATAGAAGTCGCTACAGCTAAAGAATTAGCTATTTATAATCAAGTAGCGATTGAAAAAATAAAACTAATGAGAGGTGGTATGTAATATGTCTGGAGCATTAAGAAAAACAGTTATCGAGATTGATTGGAAAATTAATAATGATGGATTACATCAAGCTAATACAGAAACAGATCGTTTAATTGAACAGGCTGGAAGAGCCGAACAATCATACAGAAGAACTGATTCTAGCATTGATTCTGCCACCTCGTCATTACGCACAATGAATAATACGACGCGTACTGGAACTAGCAATGTTGTAGAGTTAGCAAGCCGTACGCGTTCTACATATAATGGCGCGAGGGATTCTATACGAGATACAACACGAGAATTAGATAATCAAGATAGAGAAATTCAAGATAATACAAGAAATATTCGTTCATTTGGTACTACAGCAAGAACCGCTTTAGCACAAGCAGGACAAGGTGCAGAATCAGCTAAAAATAAATTGAGTAGCGTTGGAGAGTCATTAGATAAAGTAAATTCAAAAATAAACAATGGATTTAAAACAGTTGCTAGGACATCAGCTGTCGCAGGTGCAGCACTTGTTGCTGTAGGAACCTATGCTTTTAATGCTGCTTCTGATACGAATGAGTCACTAAATAAAGTTGAAGTGGCATTTGATGATAATGCGAATACGGTTAAAAAATGGTCTGAAACTACGTTAGATAAAATCGGTTTAGCAAAGGGGACTGCACTTGATTTAGCAGCCACGTTTGGCGATATGTCAACATCAATGGGCATAAATACAGGAGAAGCTGCTAAAATGTCAACTGGCATGGTTGATTTGGCAGGAGATTTAGCTTCATTTAAAAATATTGATATAGATAGAGCTTATACAGCTTTAAATGGAGTATTTACTGGTGAGACTGAGGCTTTGAAATCATTAGGAATTGTAATGACTCAGACTAATTTACAACAATTTGCAGTTTCAAGTGGTGCTGTGCAGAATGCTACAGATAGTGCAGCTGCTGAAAAAGGAGCAATTGCTAGAGAAAAAGCTCAAAAAACATTAAATAATGCAATTGCTAAACATGGAGAGAATTCGTTAGAAGCTCGTGATGCTCAGATGAAGTTGCAGGAAGTAGAAAAAGCTGCAAATGCTACAGCTGATGTCTCACTTGCGAAATTATCACAAGCTGAGTTAGTTCGCTTGCGTTACAATTACGTTCTAGATAAAACAAAAATGCTCAAGGTGATTTTGCGAATACGAGTGATCAAGCCGCTAATGCTACTCGCGTGTTTAGCGAATCGGTAAAAGAACTTGCCAGTGATGCAGGTCAGCATTTATTGCCAATATTTACACCATTAATAATTAAAGCATCTGATTTTGTAAAAAAAGCTGATTTTATACCAGAGATGTTTGAAAAAATCGGAAAAGCTTCAGTGCCTGCAATGGAAATGACGAGTAAATATTTTGGCTTAGCTAAGGATTATTTTGTTGATGAGCTTATACCAACAGCGAAAGCGGCTGGTGAGGCATTAGGACCAGGGATTGCAGAAGGATTAAAAACGACAGGTGAAATCATTCGAGGAACTATTGATAACGTTGTGAAACCGGCAATATCTTTTATCAAAGATTTTTCAGAAGAACATCCCGGAATGATGAAAAAGATAAGCAAGTGGGCGACTTTTGGGATTGCGGGTTTGCTTGGATTTAGTGCAGTTAGTAAACCCATATTTGGAGCAACAACAAAAGTTTTAGGTTTAGTTGCAATGTTAAAGAAAATAGGACCAGCTAGTACAGCGGCAGCAGTTCAAACTTCTGCTTCAATGAATATTATCGGACAGTCAGCTTCATCAGTAACAACTAGACAAGGTATTGCTACTGCTACTGGTGGTATAGGAACGCGAGCAGGTACAAGTGCTGCTAGTACTGGACGTTTTGGACGTATTGGTAATGCTTTATTTGGAGTCGGAAGAGGAACAACTACTGCAGTGGCAGATGTTGGAGCTCGTACTGCTGCTAGAACTGCAAGTTCAGGAATATTATCTAAAGGACTTGGTGCTTTAAAAGGAGTAGGGAAAGCTATTCCGGGTATTTCTTTGTTAGGTGCTGGATTAAATTTAGTTGGTACAAATAAAAAGAATGTTGGCGAAAAAGTTGGTGGTTCTGGCGGAATGCTTGCTGGGGGAGCTGCTGGAGCAGCAATAGGAACAGCCATATTCCCGGGAATAGGTACAGCAATCGGGGGAATAATTGGTACAGCAGCAGGATCATCATTCGGGCAAAAATTCGGACAATTTATTCAAAAAAATTGGAAATCAATTACAAAAACAACTAGCGATTTATGGGAATCCGCTAAAGACAATAAAACTTTTGGTAAATATTTCAAAAATGCCGAAATTATAGCAAAAGCAAGTGCAACTAGTATTAAAGAAACCTATCACTCTGCTAAAGATAGCATAACCGAATTTTTTGCGGATCCATTCGAAACCAAAATAAAAGCTAAAAATGGAGTTTCCAAAAAGACTGCTAAGAGCGTAAATTCATATATGGATAATAGTAATAAACTTATTTCTAATCAAGCAGAACAAAGTATTACTGGAAAAATGATGACTGAAAAAGAGTTTACAGAAAACATATCTACTTTAGATAAGATGGAAGATCAGGTCGTTTCTTCTTTGAATAAAAAGAAAGAAAAATCGGCTAAAAATATTGATAAGTTATCAAGTTTAGGTTTAATTGACCAATCGGTTGTTGATAGTGCTAAACGGCAAGGTGAAGAACTCAATAGTTTCCGTACTAAAAAGTATCAAGAAGGGAATCAAAAGCTAAAGGATATTGAAACAAAACAGTGGAATGAGTCATTGACTGCAACTAAAAAATATGAAGATGAAGCGAATGCAATTAAAGTAAAAGCACAACAAGAAGGTCGTGCCTTAACTCAGGAAGAGCAAAATCGAATTACCCGTATTGAAGAAATTGCAAATGCAGAACGTAAATCAATTAGCCAAAAATATGATGAAGAAAAAAAGACTTTAATAGAAAATCAAAATAAAAAAGCTGTTTCTGCTTTATCTCAATCAGCAAAAGAGCAAAAAATAATTTTAGGAAATTTAGAAGATAGTACTTCGAAAATTAGCGCTAAACAGGCTGCTAATATTGTTGAAAGTTCTTATAAAGCGAAAGAAGGTGCTGTTAAAGCAGCTAATGAAAAGTATGATGAAGCGAAGCGAATATTAGATGAGGAGAGATTTGTTACTGGTAGTATTACTAAAGAAGCCTACGATGAAGCTTTAAAGGCAGCGGGTGAAAAAAGAGATGGAGAAATAAAAATAGCTGAAGAGACCCATGAAGGAGTAGTTACACAAGCTAAAAAACAAGCAGAAGGGCAATTAGAACAAGTTGATTGGTCTACTGGAGAAAGTTTAACGAAGTGGAATAATTTTGTTGTTGATATAGCGAAGGTTTGGAATGCAATAACTGGCGGAGTAAATTGGGTACTTGGTGAACTTGGAACAGATATGAAAATAGGTGAATGGAAACCTAAAGGATATAATAATAAGTCAGGTTCTTCAAAACCAGGCAGCAAAAATTTTATAGGTCCTATGGCTTATAATGGTTCCCGCAATAATTATCAAGGACCTGCTTTAGTAGGAGAACAAGGACCTGAATTAGCTTATAATAAGTCTGCCTCTAGCATGAGAATACTGGGTTCTAATGGGGCTGAAATGACACATATTAACTCAGGAGAACGCATTTTAAATAATCGTGATACTATGAAAGTGTTAAGTGGTGGATACGGTAAAGGGGCGGTTCTTCCCGGATTTGACAAAGGTAATTTAAGTCTAGGTGATTTTGTAGGCAATGCAAAAGATACAGTTACTGACACTGCTCAAAACATTGGAGGGGCTATTTCTGGAGCTGTAAAAACAGCTTATGAGTGGATTTCTGATCCAATTGGTAAAGTTACAGAATTAATTGCATCTAAAAATCCTTTTAATGCCTCATCAACTAACACTATGCAGAAGGTTGGAACAGGTTTTATAAATAAAACTGGTGAAGGTTTAAAAAATTGGGTTCAAGAGAAGATGGGTTCATTTCTGGGAAGTGGTTCTACTGGTGAGGGACCAACAGGAGCTGGTGTAGAACGATGGCGTCCTTTTGTTATGCGTTCACTAGTACAAAATGGACTTCCAGCATCGGAGGCATATGTGGGTGCTTGGTTACGTCAAATTCAATCAGAGTCGGGCGGAAATGAGAAAGCTGTACAGGGTGACATTGGCGATATTAACAATAAAACTGGTGATTTAGCAAAAGGATTACTACAAACAATTTCCACAACGTTTAATGCATATAAACATGCCGGTCATGGAGATATTTTTAATGGTTTTGATAACATGCTTGCAGCAATGAACTATGCAAAAAGTCGTTATGGTTCAACTTCTATGCTTGGCGTAATTGGTCATGGGCATGGCTATAAAAATGGTGGTCGTCCACCAATCAAGGAATCAATCCTTGTCGGTGAAGAAGGTCCTGAAATTGTTGAAATGGATTCCCCTGGAACTATTCATTCAAACAATAAGACGAAAGAATTATTGAATAACCCTAAAGAAAGAAACAAAGGGCAAACAATTAACTTTAGTCCTATTATAAATATTTCTATGGGAGATAACTCAAGTGGAGTTAGTGAGTCGCAGATTAAAAAAGCTGTAGATGAAGCACTTGAAAAAGCTTTTGAAACATTTAGACGTCAATTCGGAACTGGGGTGGCATATTAGTAATGGCCAAGTTAGATGGAATTTATATTGTGAACGAGACGGATTCAGCAACGTATTCAGTTAATGTTACGGAGTATCCAGTTGAGGAAGGAATGCCAATAAATGATGCAGTAATTAAAGTACAAGATTCATTCTCGGTTTCTGGTTTTATTATTTCTTCCAGTTCAGAAAATGAATTGAATTCTTTAAAAATAAAAATGGAGAAAGGTTCAATTGTTAAGTATGTCGGAAGAATGATAGCTTCTGACGTACTTATAACGGACATTACAACTAGCTATGCTAAAGAAGTTGGTAACGGAGTAGGTGTAACAATTAACTTAAAAAGAATCCGAATACCTAAAAGTCCATGGGTTAAAAAAGTAACGACTCCATCCAATTCAGGTAATAAACCTGTGGTATCAACTAATAATATGCTTTTTCATCTTGTAAGAGCTGGCGATACGTATTGGGGTGTTTCTCAAAAATATGGAAGGAACCTTAATACGATTATGGGTTATTCCGAAAATAAGTGGCCAGCTCACTCAATACCAATCGGCGTTAAAATAAGGTATCAATAATAAATAGGAAAGGAATGGAACGAATGAAATATAATTCTATTATTTCTTTTAGCATAGAAGAAGTTCCTGTTATTTTCGAAGTTAAACTCGCGAATATAGTTTATTTGATGGGAATCAATTATAACGATAAATATGATTTTTTTACAATTGATCTGTTTGAGTTAGACAAGACTCCCATCATTTTATCAGAAAAACTTATTTTAAATCAGCCTTTATTCGAGGGGATAATTGATAGTCGCATACCAGCACCTACAATTATTCCTTCTAATAGTGCAAATATTGAAGAAAGAGTAACTAAGTCTAATTTTGGTAAAACAGTATTTCTTTATATTGATGATGGTGGTGAAAATGATGTCTGAATTAGAAGCAAAACTATTAGATGTGCATTTTGAAGACGTGGCAGCAGGTAATTTTGTAATTTATAGATATCCCAATATCGAAATTCATGTGGATATTCCTTTTGATGATGATCCCACACCAAATGAATGTATAGTTAGTATATTTAATTTAAGCCAGTCTTCAATAAGCAAAATAAAGAAAGGTATAAATATGTCTGTATTTGCTGGAAATCCTTCTGACTGGGGAGCGTTACTTGAAGGAGCAGTTGCTAAGGTAGAAACTAAATTTAATGGTCCAACAAAGGAAACCGTTATTACTTTAACTGACTATTTTAATTTTAGTGCCAAGCCAACAAATATAACTTTCGCAAATGATACAAAAGCTTCTACAATTTTAAATCGACTATGTAGCGAACTTGGTTCTGCACCTGCAGTTTTAGAATTACCAGAAGATAAGGTATATTCGAGTGGCTATAAAGTAAGTGGAACAATTAGTGATGCTTTTAATGAAATTATTGCTGATTGTAAGGCATCAATGTATATTCGAAGAGGCAGAATATACATTAGAGACTTAAAAAAAGGTGATGATGAACGTTTTAAACTAAGTAGCGAAACTGGACTTATAGGATCACCTGAAAGAATCGAAACCGAAGATTACAAAGGATATAATATTCAATGCACACTGCAACATAAGATAAGCACAGCAAGTATCATTGAATTAGATACTAAAAATATAAAAGGAACTTTCAGAGCTAAGTCAGGCAGACATAGTTTTGATGGTTCTTCTTTTATTACAGAAGCGTTGGTGATCGAATGAGTAATGCAAGTATGTTTTTTGAAGAATTTAAAAGAAATATTTTACAGAGTATTAATACCTGTAGTCTAGGTAGAATAGTTTCAATAAATGGAAATAAGGCTAGTGTACAACCTTTATTTATGATGAAAACGTCTGATGGAAAGCTATTGAAACAAACTTTAATTAATGATGTACCGATTACAAAACATTGTATTGATGATGCAATTATAGGTGCAACGGTAGTTTATATTGCGGCCCAACGATCAATTGCTAACTTAAACGGTAGCAATTTTATAGACCCAGCAGCTCACACATTAATGAGTGATAATGATGCCATTATTTTGGGGGTGCTGTGATGAAAAGTCTTCAAGTATCACAAAAAGGAGATATTTTAATTACGAATGGTTCATTTTCTATCATTGAGGATGAAAGTGAGGTTTCTCAATCAGTTACTTCGCTTTTAAAAATAAGACTAGAGGAATTTTTTTTAGATGAACATATTGGGTTAGATAGAAATAATTTATTAGGTAAAAATTTTAATATAGATGAAGCAAGAGACGATTTAATTGAGTGTATATCTCAAGATGATCGTATTGAAATAATTAATGATTTAACCATTACTATCTCAGGACGTATTGCATCTATTGCATTTGAAGCTAAGTTAATTTCTACAGAATATGAAATTAATTCTACAATAACAGGGGAGGTGAAATTAGATGTTTAATGAAAAAGGTCTTAAAATACTAACTTATTCGGAATTAATTGATGAAATGGAGCTTAAAGCAAAAGCACTTTTTGGTGAAGATATTAATACACGAAGCTATACACCTTTAGGGATTATCTTAAGAATCTATGCATGGTTTTTATCTGTAGTATGGCAGGTTGTAGAAAAAGTATATTTTTCAGGATTCATTAAATCTAGTGAAGGAATTCAACTTGATCGTCATGGAGGAAATAGAAATATTGTTCGTAATCCGGAAACAGAAAGTACCGTTTTTTTAAAAGTATTTGGATCCCCAGGATTTCAATTGAAATTGGGCTCTTTTTTTGAAACTAAAGAAGGAATTCGGTTTTTTACAATTGAAAAAGCTATCCTAGATGCAGAAGGCCAAGCTTCTGTTGAAGCAGTTTCTGTTGGTAAAGGAGCACTTAATAATGTTGCTGCTAATACAATTACAGTGATTAGTGAGCCGGTAGAACAATTAATCTCAGTTACGAACTTAAGTGAAGCAGTAGGTGGTATTGATGAAGAGAGTGATTTAGCTTATCGCAAACGTCTTATAAAAGGGAATTTGGCACAGAATAATGCAACCGTTGATGCAATTATTTCAAAAGTAAGCAATGTAAGTGGTGTTATTAGTGTACAAGTTAATGTTAACAATACCATGGCTGAAAAAGATGGAATTCCACCAAAAGCCATTAATGTTTTAGCAGTAGGTGGTAACGATGCTGATATAGGTAAAATGATCTTTAATACTATTGGTGCTGGAGTAGGAACAAGTGGAGAAATTAATTATCAAGCGACTGCATTAGATGGAAATAAACATGAGATTAGATTCAGTAAAGCAATTACTAAAGTTGTATATATGAAAATTCAGATTCAAACTTCTAATTTATTTCCAGTTGAGGGAATTCAATTAATTAAAAATTCTATCATTGAATATGTTGGTGGTAGTACTTCAGATGAAAAGTATCATAATGGGCTAGGTTTATCAGAGACTTTAATCTATACAAAATTATTTAGACCTATTTATGAGGTTCCAGGAGTATTGAATTCTACTGTTCAAATTGGTTTAGACCCAGAGGTACTTGCCAGTTCAGATATTGTGCCACCAATAAAAACTATTTTAATTACTTCACTAGAAGCAATTGAGGTGATTAATAGTGTTGAATAAAATGTTAAGTATGATTCCGGATGCTTTCGCTAAAACCAAAGAAACAAATTTTGGGAAACTATTTATTATTTTAAGTGAACAGGTTAACGGCGTCACTCAAACGGTTGAAAAAATTGAAAATTGGCGCTCTATTGATGAGGCTAAAGGAATTGTTTTAGATAAAATTGGAGCCGATTTAGAGCAATATAGAGGAATGGCTGATGATGAAATTTATAGGTTATTAATTAAGTCACGTATCATTAGAGCCCAGTCATCAGGGACGTTTGATGATATTATTAGAGCCATTTGTGCGACGGTAAATTGCCAACCAACTGATATTAGTGTTATTTCAGCAGTTGAAAGTAAGGATACAAAGATAAGCGACGAACCTTTGGCAATAGTAATTGAAAAAACGCCTCTGGGTGCTCTGAATGCAATTGGTATGAACGTTGGTACATTTACAAAAATTGTTGAACATTCCGTAATGGCAGGGGTTAGAGTTATTTCTATTAATTTGGAAGGAACGTTTGAGTTTAGTGAAACTTATGACGATTATGATGAACTAAAAGGTTTTGCCAATGATGAGGCTACTATTGGTGGATTTTTTGGTGATACCTATTTAGATAATGGAATAGATTTACCAATATAGAAAGGAGCAATAAAATGGGATTAAAAAAAGAGGTTCCAGATTGGAAAAATGCAGGAATTGAACCTTCAGAAAATTTAAAATCCGAAGGACATAAAGCAGGAGTTAAACCACCTGCTTCTTTGTTTAATTGGTTTTGGTTTAGTGTTTCTGAATTTCTTTCTGAAATAAAAGAACGAGTCTACACAAAAGATGAGACATATACAAAAGAAGAAGTAGATGTCAGCATTGCAAAAAAAGCAGATAAAAACTTATTCGAAAACCATACAAGTAATAAAAATAATCCACATAGTGTAGACAAAATCCAAGTAGGACTTTCAAATGTCGATAATAGTAAACAGGCTACAAAGATAGAATTTGATAGTCACGTTGCTAGTAAGACCAACCCACATTCGGTTACGAAGGTGCAGGTTGGACTAAGTAATGTTGATAATATTCAGCAGGCAACAAAAGCGGAATTTAATTCTCACAATACAGATACTACTAAACACATTACAGATACCGAGAGAATCAATTGGAATAGTAAAGCTACTGGAGATCATAGTCATAATTTTAGTGAAATAAAAAATGTGCCATCTGCTTCATCATCTATTTCAGGAATTACAAGGCTTGTTGATTCAGTTGTAAGTTCAGATATTTCATCCGCAGCTACTCCAAAATCAGTTAAAAGTGCGTACGATGCTGCAAAATACAGTGAAGCGCAGTTAAATACACATTCATTAGATAAAGACAATCCACATAGTGTTACCAAAGCGCAAGTCGGAATGAGTAACGTTGATAACGTTCAGCAAGCAACAAAAGTTGAGTTTACAGCACATTCAACTAACAAATCCAATCCTCATGCTGTAACTAAAGCACAGATTTCTTTAGGTAATGTCGATAACGTTCAACAAGCAACTAAAGTAGAATTTACAGCACATATATCCAATGTTTCTAATCCTCATTCAGTCACAAAGGCGCAAGTAGGTCTTTCGAATGTTGATAATAGTCAACAAGCAACCAAAGTGGAGTTTAATTCACACACTATGGATACTACTAAACACATTACTGCAGTAGAACGAGATAGTTGGAACGCTAAACAACCTGCCGTTACTGATACAGGCTGGGTTAATTTAGTTATGCAAAATGGATATACTGCATTAACTGCAAATCCATTAAAAATTAGAAAAATAGGAAATATTGTTCATCTTTGTGGAATGATAAATGCTCCAGGTTCTACAAATGGGAAAACAATTGCACTAATCCCTGCTATGTTCAGACCTTCTCAAGATGAAAATATAGATGCTACACTAGCTTATAATAATGCAGGAACTCAGAATGCCTCTTTTGTTACAGGGCCCTCTAGAGATTTAACTTGCGTATATTCAACGATGACTAGTAATACAGTTGCGTTTAATGGAACATGGTTTGTTGGATAATAAATAGTAGAAAGTAGGTGGGGAATTGGTAGATGGTGAAGAACAATTATGGAGAGATATCCTTGTTAAATTAGCTCGCATCGAGGAACAAACCAAAGGACTTGATGAATTAACAAGGGATGTGAGCCGGGCTTTAGCAATTTCAAAAGAAAATCAAAAAGCAATTGTAGAAATGAAAGCGAACAATAAATGGGCATGGGGATTTATCATCACCATTGGCATTTCATTTATTACTTATTTCATTACAAAATTATAATTGAAAGGAGGTGATTTGATGAAAGTAAATTGGAAAGTCCGTTTTAAATCAAAAGCATTTTGGGTAGCGATTGTGCCAGCATTTTTATTGTTAATACAATTGTTGTTAAAACCTTTAGGTATTAATTTAGATATTAATTTTTTAGGTGGTTACTTCTTAGATGTAGTAAATGCACTATTTGTATTACTAACAATTCTTGGTGTTGTGAACGATCCAACAGTATTCGGTTTTAAAGACAGTGAACAAGCGTTAAATTATAAAGAACCAAAAAAAGGTTAGCTGCTCTCATTAATTTGGGGGCTATTTTTTATATCAAAAAGGAGAGTGTATAATGAGAAAAGTAACCAAAGTATTATTCAGTTTAACCATGATTTTAGTTTTAATGTTCCCAACCGTTGCAGGTGCAGTGAGCGTTGAACAACGAACAATGCCGTTCGTGCCGTCTACAGGCCTAAGTACAAATGAATTTGTTATTGCTCACGAATCAGGAAATAGTAATAACGTTGGGCCCGATTCACTTGAACGAGAAATTTCGTTCATGTCAAATAATGTCAATAGTGCATTCGTTAGTCATTGGGTTGGTGGCGGAGGTCGTGCGGTTCAGATTGCTCCAAGTGGATTCATTCAATGGGGTGCTGGACCTCGTGCTAACGGTAGAGCTTATGCTCAAGTAGAGTTAGCTAGAACTAACAACGCTGAAACTTTCAAAAAAGATTATGTGACTTATGTTAATTTATTACGTCAATTAGCTAAAGAAGCAGGCATTCCTATTAGTCTAGATGGTTATGGTAAAGGGATTAAATCTCATTTATGGGTTACTCAAAATTTAGGTGGAACAGATCACTCAGACCCTTATGCTTATTTAGCACAATGGGGAATTAGCAAAGCTCAGTTTATTGCAGATGTGGCGAACGGTATCGGTTCATCTAATGAAGTGAAGCCTGATCCAATTCAACCGCCAGTTAATCCAAATCCACCAGTAACACCGAGTACAGGTAAAACTTTGAATTTGCCAGGCACTGCAACTAGTTGGAGAGTCTACGGTTTAAATTCTAGTCCCACTGCTGGTAATGAAGTTGGATTCTTGAATCCCAATCTTTTCGGCGGATTAAGCTACTCAATTCTTGCTGATCGTGGCAATGGAGTTTATGAAATTTCTACTAGAGATTTTGGACGAGTACAAATCTATGGTGCGATTTCAACAGGTGCAACTGTAACTGGAGGTACAACAACAACTCCTCCGCCTACAAATACAAATGGTAGAATTAACCAAACTGGCACTTTCTTCATGGACCGCACTATCAATGTTCGTCATGGTAGTCCTTCAACTTCAGCTCCAATTAAAGCTCAATACTTCGCTGGCGAAAACCTAACTTACGATAGCTATATTAAGTCAGAAGGCTATATCTGGTTTCTTACACAGTTGGAAGTCAACGCTATTATGTTGCTTGGAAAGTAATTAATGGTGAAGAATGGGGAACCATTAAATAAAAAAAGCCCACTACATTAGTGGGTTTACATAGATAATTTAAATAAACTTCTTAACCTTAATAGATTGTATGTTTTTCTTGTGTATTTTATTAATATAATCTTGATAATAAATTTTTGGAATGCTATAATTAATTTTGAGTAAATTAATGGAGGCGTATGTTTTGAAAGAAAAGCAGATATTAGGAATTATACTAGCAGTTGTATTAGTATTCTTTGCGGGAGTAATGACAAAAAATAAACATGAAAATGTTACCTATAAAGTAGGTGACGTAATAAGTATTGGCAAGATTAACTACAAGGTGAATAATTTTGAAATTAGAAATAGTAATGATATGACAGGAAGAAATGATTTAATTGTATCTATTGATGTAACCAGTATGAGCGAAGAGTCTGAAAAGGCTTCTTTTGAAGATAGTTTTGTTCTCCAAATAGGTGAAAAAACGTTTGAAGCAGATTCAACTAGAAGTGGAAATGCTAATGCAGGGTCAAATCCTTTCAGATATAATCAGTTAAATCCAGACCAAACATTACAAGGATTCGTTGTATTTAATATATCTAAAGATCAAGCGGAGTCAAAAAAGTTTGACCTATTAATAAAAGAAGGCTCTTTTTCTTCAGAAGAGGCAACAGTGAAACTAAACTAGAAAAAAACTTCTCATTCCTAATCAGTTTGAGAAGCTTTTTTAGTTAATGGGTATACATATAAGGCTAAATTTTGTTAATTGAATTAAAATAAAAATGAAATACGTGCTCTATTATGGGATAATATAAAAAAGGGGATGATTAAATATGAATCCAGTATGGATTAGCTTGATTATAACAGCATGTGGTTTACTTTTTCCAATTTATCAATTATATGTTCTAAGAAAAAAGAAAATGAATAAAAGAAAATAGAACAAGCAAAAAAAATAGCAGTTTGGTCTGATGGAAAAAGCATACCTGGAGAAATAGAGGGTACTCTTGAAGAAAGAGTAACAGTGAATAATAACTCGGAATTACCTATATTTGAGGTTTTAATTTTTATTATTTCTAGTAAATCATCAGAAGAGATAGAAACAACAAATTTTATTTTTGGTAATGGTTCTATTGGTGCTAATGCTGGATATTATAAATATTTTAGATTAATACCTCCAGGCTTACAAGAAATCAAAGTAAATTCTGGCGGTTCGGCAATGGGAGGAGAAAGATCAGTTCCAGTGATTTTTTTTAAAGATACAAGTGGAAATGGATGGTACAGAAATCATAATGGGAAATTAATCAGTAAAGATAATTATTTGGAATATCTTAGAGAGGTTGGCTTGCCAAATCCAATATATTAGTAAAGGCTTAAATTCAAGTTAGAGGGCAAGTATATTTCCCACATTTTGACCACAGTGTATAAAAACCTTCTAGATATTCTAATCACCTCTAATATGTTATCATAGTTTAAAATACCAATAAAACATATATATATCAATGTTTATAAACAGTTACTGAATGTTCTGAAATGTTGTGAGAATTTTGTAATCTATAAGATGCCTTCATGGCTGTTCTGAAAATGGACGAGGATCAACCTAAGAAGTAGTAAGGGTTTGTTTGAAAACAATTTAATAATACAGGGAGAATATTAATGTTCTTCCGCCATTCTTCCGACCAAAAAGAAATTTACTTAATTTTTGGTCGGAAGTTTTTTTATTCTATGCATTGTCTTTCAACATTTTCTCGAAAATGTCGACCGTTTCTTTCTTCATTTTTTCGGTTATGTGAGAGTAGGTATCTAAAGTAGTTGAAATTCGTGAGTGGCCTAATCTAGCTTGTATTTCTTTTGGTTTAGCACCATTTTCTAATAACATAGTAGCATGAGTGTGCCGAAAAGAGTGGAAACTGAAATCTACATCAATATTTTTTCTTACATATCCGCACGACCATTTGATGCTATTAGGTGTTACTGGATCACCATTTTCTTTAGTACATACAAAATCAGTAATAGTATAATGTTGGCCATAAAATATTTTGTTTTCTTTCTGCCTTTTACTCCATATTTTTAAAATAGAAATAATAGAATCACCAAGTGAAATAGTTCTATATGATGACTGCGTTTTTGGAGTGCCTATTGATATATCTTTTTTCTTCATTATCATAATTTTATCAACGGAAAGAGTTTTGTTTTCAAAATCAATATTATCCCAGGTTAAACCACAAACTTCAGAACGTCTTAATCCTGTATGAAATGCAATCATCATAGGAATGTAAAAAGAATTATTTGGTTGAATGAAGTCAATCATATTTTTAAAATCGGAATAGGTGAAAATTTTTAGGTCATCTTTTGTTTTTTTCATATTTACATCATGTTTTGGCATCTCAACATAGAACATTGGGTTTTCTTTAATTAATTGGTGAGGGTAGACAGCTTTTTTAAAAGCGCCTTTCAAGACAGTTCCAATTATTTCAATCGTCTGTTTTGCTTTGCCTTCTTTAAATTTGTCATTTATAAGTTCCTGCAATATAGCGGGTTTTATTGATTTTAGTTTATACATACCAATTTTAGGCAAAATATGATTGTCAATGATCCCTCTATAATTTTCTTGAGTATTATATTTTAAGTTGAGAACAACATAACTATCAAACCAAAAGTTAAAATAATCATGAACAGAAATATCAGATAAATCTACTACTTGGCCAGTTGTCTCGTATTCACTTATAGCTTTTCTCATGGCTTCCAATGCTTCACTTTTAGTTTTACCACCAGCTCGCTCAATTCTATTTCTTTTACCATTGATACGAGCAGCTTCGATAGTGTAATACCAGTTATTACCTTTTTTTCTAACCGAACCTTGCATATGAATTCGTCCTTTCGAAGTACGGAATATGATGAAAAAATTCACGTATTTAAGTTTATTTTAAAATGAATTTATGGATTTTATTTAACTGAATACGAATGTATGTTCTTTTTTATTTTTAAAGAAAAGCCCGAAGGCTAATCTTTTATCTATTAATGATATAAGCAGTTACAGCGGGTATTGTAATAGTGCCACCTATAGTTGATTCATATGAAATTAATCCATTGCTAGAACCGTAAATTGTAATTATATCATTTTCCAAAATTCTTTCTTGAACAATACTTTTACCATACTTAACAAGAACGATTGTATCATAATTTTCATTTACTGCTAAGCGTAACTGTGTTTCAGAAGCGTCTTCCATTACTTGAATTACCTCACCACTTAATACTATTTTTTCATTTTGAAAATTATCGGGTGTTCGTGCAAGATTTTCAAATGTCACGTCTGTTCTATAGGTTGAAAGATCTTTGTTAGCGGCTTCTGATTCTTCTAACATTTTTACTAATTCTTCATTTACAGCACTAGAATCAGAAGTACTGCTTTCGCTAGAGATTGCAACTTCGCTGCTATTCTCTTTATTAGTATCTTTTTGAGCTGATGAAGCCTCATTACTTTCAGAATTTTTCGGTAGTAATATAATACCAAAAATAAAGATAGCAAATCCTGCAACTAAAATTCCAGTATTACGTTTAACCTTTGAATTTTTTCTAATAAATCCAATAATGAACAAACAAATACCTACTACAATAGCTAAAAAACCAATTAAAAGTGAAAATGCTCCTAAAATTTCCATTTTTCTCCTCCAGTTATGTTATAATATATTTGTCAAAATATTATCTGCTCTAATCAGTCCCCACGACTTGTTAGAGCTTTTTTTATTTGTATAGAAACCTTTCCATTTCAAGGGGGAGGTTGTAGTAATCTAATATTGTATATTTATTATCGATTCCTAAGCCTTCATGCGATCCGTCAATTCTCAAATTAGAAGCAAAATAATTGGCTTCCATTTCTATTTTTAAAGACGAAGTTAATGATTGCGATGAAAGAAAAGGAGTATTGGAATTTGAATGAAATATTGAGTGAGCTAATTCATGTGCACATGTGAAGTTCAAATAATCTTTACTTATATTATTGTTCAAATGAATAAACTTAATTCGCAATTCCTTATTGTAATATCCGTATATGCCACCTAAATCTTCCATAATAATTTTTACACCTAGTTTATCAGCTAATTAAAATGGGTCTCTGGTTTGATGATTATTAACTAATAAATGTAATTTTTTATCAATAATATCTAAACTCATTTAGTCACCTAATTTCGATACTTTTTAGGAGTAAATTTCTTTTTTGCTTCTTGTTTAGCAATTCTCAACGAATTTTCAAGCGACATGATTAATAGCTCTCTAGTGTTGTCGTCCATTTCTCCATTTTCTTTTGAGTAGTGTGCATTGTTCTCCAAATCTTCTATCATAGCTTGCAATCGTTCAGAGATATCTTTTTCATCTTTATCCGTTAATTCATAATACTTTTTTTCTGGTTCAATTCTACCTAAAAGGTAGTCCGTACTAACTTCTAAAGCATCAGCAATAGATGATAATTCCGTTTCTCTTATTGGTCTTTCACCAGATTCAATTCTATTCATAACACTTTTATTAAGCTTGATTTTATCTGCAAGTTCTTTTTGAGTCATATTTTTATTTTCTCTAAGTTCAGTGATTCGTTCTCCGATATCCAAAAATATCACCTTCCTTTCTATAATAGCAATATTATTTTAACATGTTTCCATAATAGAAATAAATTAATTTCTAAATCAGAAACAAAAGTATTTACATTTCTGTTTTAGCGACGTGATATATATAGTTGATGATTACACTAAAGATCATATTTATGCTTATCAAAATAAATATTTTACGCATGGGTTTTCGCATGGTGGAACGTTGCAAGCATTAGTCTTGGAATTTAGCGAATTCATTAGATTAGGCAAGGAGGTTCATGGAAAGCAAGGTTATCGAGGTTTGGATTGCGAACATTGGGGTTACGATAAATCAAGCCAGTTAGAAATAATTGAATACGCTAAAGAAATTGGTTATCTGAGGGAGGTAAAAAAATGACTAAGCTATATAAAATCTTAGTTGGTACTAAAGTTGGTACAAACGAAAAATTGTTCTATGAGATGATTCATTACTTCGCTGAACATGATGACGTTTTAACTACCCAAGAGGTTAAGCCAAAATGGAAATCAAAAACGAAGGTTTATTTCACGCTAACTGAAGCAGAGAGATTAACAAAACGAAAAAAATTGAGAAATAAATTTCATTCGAGAGATTAAACTCGTGGGAATTTTTTTATATGAAAAAAGCTAACTTACCTTATTAGGATAAATCAGCTTGCTAAATACAGATTCAACTTATATCAATGCTCTAATTAGAACTAAAACGATAAGATGAAGAGGATAGAATAGGTAGAAGCCCCATTTAATCCAGCTAGGAGAATAGCCACGTTGTCCATTATAATTGAGCAATAATGGGATTGTCATAAGCACACCTAAAGTTGAAAACATTTCATACCAAGGGACTGAACTTGGTGCAACCAGATAACCAATTAACATAATTAAGAATAAAAAAGCGGTTGTATAAACTGGAGGAATTATTTTTTTCAACTTGTCATTTTTGATCACGTAAAATCCAAAAATCATTAATATTCCAAATAAATTCCAATCTGACATAAATGTGGCTAAAGTAAAAATAATAACTAATCCGATGTGAACGAATTGATTGTTGGTTTTTTCATATAGAACGAGTAAGATAAGCCCTATAAAAAGAGTAAAGAAGATATTATTCACCAATTCAATCAAGTCGAATGGCGAGTTTGGATAATGCAACATGTGAAATGGATAAACTGAAATAATCCAAAAAAAAGTTAATCGAAAAGCATATTTCCTTACATTTTTTGTATAATGAAATCCCTTAACAAGTAAAAAGGCCATTATTGGAAAGGTTAATTTTCCAATAAATTCCGTGAAAAAAATAATGATTCTGAATACTCAAATAATCTGAAACCACTCCCAATGTGATTAATTAGCATTGCAATAATGGCAATGACTTTCAAATGAAAACTGTTTAATTTATTTTCCATGCAAACTACCTCCTCATGTGTAACTTAATTTTACCATTTAGAAAAAGTTGTTAAATCACACATAAGTACTAATTTAGGTTAATACTAAAGGGGGATTGTTTTTGTGTGTTTTATATGTCTCAAATATAAAAAGTATAATCAGTAGCATCCTATAACTGACGAAGATCAAATACTAATAAAGAATAAAAATCAGTTGCGGATTAGTCCTATGAGACATATGCACTAGTGTCATAATTTATTTAGAGTAAGCTTTGTTATCTATATATTTATGTATATCGAAATGATATAATTAAATTTATTATATTTAGGAGGTTATGGATAAATGAAAAAGAAAAGTTTAGTGTTAATGATGTTTTTGTTTCTAGCAGTTGGATTAATCGCTTGTGGGAATGCAGATTCTAAGGTACCAAAAAAAGAAGCCTTAACTTTTGAAAATTTTGAAAAAGCTTTAAAGAAGGAAAAATATGATCTTGGTGAACGTGAAGAAAAAATGGCAGAATTTATTGGGGCTAAAGAAGGTTTTGCATTACCAGTAAATAATAAAAATATTGAAATTTATCAATTTGAAAAAAATGATAAAAAGCTTAAAGAAATCACTAAAAATAAAGAGTTTGAAATTGAAGGAATTGCTAAAATCCCAGTTGAAGTCAACGGTAATTTTATATTAATTGCTTCTGAACATCCAGATAAAGATAAAATTATTGAAATTTTTAATAATTTTGATGGCAGTAAATAAGAATAATAAGCTAGAAATTCTTTGACTGTGTTACTTAAGATGCCCTACGAGAAAATAACCTCGTGGGCATTTTTATTTTTAAGTAAAGTTTAGTGATCTATAAAATGATTATTTGACTCAATTCGTTCTTCATCCGGACGTTTTGGTAAAACAGAATCATTATAAAAAATCCAATTTTCTTGATCTTTTTTTGGATTAAGGAACTTAGGTAAAGCATCCAGTACAAGCAAACTGTATTCTAAATCAAAGGCAGGGCAATACAGATAAGATTGAGCTTGTTCTAACATTCTTTTTTTCAAAGCTATTTTATCAATTACCCAATTTTTTTCATCGTTATAACGCCCAAATGACCACCAAGGATGGTTTCCAACACTAATTTTTAAACGGTGGCAACCAAAAGGATTATTCGTATAAGCACTTGCACCAAAACAGAAACCATTATTGTTAGATTTCAATTTGTCTCCATAACAATAATTTAAACCGCCAACTATTGATCGTTCTATGGGGACATGTTGAATTTTAATTGAAGTGGATTTCCATAAACCTACTATCTCATATAGCTCAACAAATTTCAGATAATGTTCCTTTGTATAACTGGCTTGAAAGCTTTTTTTATTATCCAGCATGTGTTCTTCATAATAAGTGGCAGTTTTTTTGGCTAGTTCTACAGCTAGTGATAATTTTTTAGATCTAGATTGACCAAAACATAAAGTAATCAACCAATTTTCTTTGGCTGACTGGTTAGTTTCTAAGGCTTTACGTTCTGCCTCAGAATTTTCGTTTTTTTCTAAAGTAGCTTGTTTAATTGTGTATGCTGGAAGCAATTTAGTTAAATAAATAATAAATTCTTCTATTACGGGTGAATCAATTTGATAAAGTTGGTGATTGATTGTTAGGGTCAAATGACTATAGTACAAGCCAGGTTGACTACTTAATTTAGTCATTGTTTTTAAAGGGAATTTTTGGTCTAGCAGCTTTTCAGAAGTATCTAAAGCAATCAAATAATCAGCTGTTAATACATAGATAAAGAAGCCTTCATGGTGATAAGGATTCAGCCGTTTTTGAAATCCGGAAAACGAGAATAAAATAACGTCACTTGGAATTGTATAGTGAGATATTCTTTGGTAAATAGAAATATATTTTTCAATTGAGAGTCCAGTTAAAGTTTTCTTTTTTACATAGTAATGGGCAAGTTCTTCAGCAGATTTCATAGGGTAGTCTCCTTAAAGAGTGGGAGTGGTATTGAATTATATTTAGTGCTTTCTGAAATTATTTTATAGTGGATAATAATCATATCATTCGCCATTTTTTTAATTTTATGCTATATTAAATAACTGAGGAAGGGTTGGTATCTTGTTTCGAAAAACGAATTATATAAACCAATGTGACGTTGCTTTAAACTATATAAAATTACATGCAATTGAAAATGTTAAAGTAACTGAAATGAACTTGGTAATTGAAAAAAATGACCGAATTTCTGTGATCACGATTCCTAAAAATGCAGAAATGTTAATCAAAATATTAGACAATGTTAAAGAAAGACAAGAACAAATGAACTGATATAAAATGAGTTCCTAGTCAGGAATGATAAGAAAAGGTGCCGCTATTTTAATTAAAAGCCGCATCTTTTTTTATGTGGACAGAATAAGCAACAAAAATAACTTAAGAATCAATTTAGTTGTCAATCAAAATATTCCTGAGCATAAAAAAGAGCCGCTTAATAAGTAATAGTCTCATCATTAAGTGAAATTTTCCCAGTCTTTTAAAGTTTCAAAAATTTAGCTTGGTTAAGTTGATTTAACCAGTCATTTTTAGTGGAAGTAGTTGGCTTAAAATAAAGATCCGTAGACATTAAGATTAACCTTTCTATATCGGAAGAATCAAGAGTAGAAGCATCATGCTCTTGGTTTAAATAGTAATAAAGAATTGTATAAAGAGTAGCATCTAGTTTAATAATTTGATTTGCTCGCTCTTGAAATGTTAAATTAGCTTCCATAATAGTTGTCGCTTGAGCAGCGTAGTGATGGAATAAAGCAATCAATTTGTGTTTAAAACCGATGGGGTCAAAAAAGAATTCTTCTTCTGAATCGCCATTCCAATCGGCAGGCGGCAATAAGATTGTTTTTCCTTTAGGATAGTCATGCATTGCTTCTAGGACAGCACCTTCTGCTCCAAAAGGCAATTCTTCAATTTTTATTTTCCAAAGATAATTTAAATCAGTCAAGATAGTATTCCCCCAGTTTCTTTAGTAGGTTTATTGTATCAAATAAACGGATAGAATGTTATGATTTTTACTATTTTTAATTTTTTAGTAAGTAAGCTATAATGAAAAGACGATACTACATATTAAGGGGGAAATTAGAT